TTGATTCAGACAATTTATCCTAAGCCAGATAAAGATTCTGCTAAGGTTGCGCTAACTAAGTGGGAGAATAAGGTTGTGCTTCTTGACAATCTTTATCACAACTCACCAACTAACGCTAACATCAAGGGAACTAAGTGGGGTGCGTTCAATGCACTAACTGAACGCCTTGACTATTATCGTTCAGGTCGCGGAAATTCTGAAACACTTATGGCTGGTGCATCAGGGTTTGACCCAATTCTTACCGCAGAAAAAAATAAAATTAAGAAATTAATTTCTGCGTTTTAATAAATAAATTCCTGAGCATGAATAAAAACTGCTCACAATTTTTTCTAGGTCCATTAGCTCAGTTGGTTAGAGCGCTACCCTGTCACGGTAGAGGCCGACGGTTCAAGTCCGTTATGGATCGCAAATCGCCCGCAATATTTAGGGACAAAAAAATGTGTTAAGTGTCACATAAAAAAATCCCTGGAATCTATAGACAAATGTCAGTGGGACCCTGTATAATTCTCTTCATGACCAACGAACTAGTATCAAGTAAATATACCTTTGTCTGTGACCCAGATGAATGCGATTCATTAATAGAACTAACATCATCTGATGGATTTGGTTTTCCTTCAGGTGTGACACAACTCACATGCCCATGTGGACGCAATACGACATTAGTGTCAGTGGAGCATGCTACAATTACACCAACAACAACGAAAGAGGATAAAATGGAAACAACTACAGATAATCACTACATGACACGGGAATTCCTTGAGTCACAGTTAGTTGAAAATAGGGCCCGCATTACACAGTTAGAAGAGCACATTCAACGTGTTACACAACGTGATTACGCGACTGCAGGAACTTTAAATAAGTTACGTGATGACATGAAAGTATTCACCCTGGAAGGTCTTGATGACGAATCTTTGTCAGAATTCCAAGCAGAAGAAATTGCAGGCATCTGCGGTTTTGAATTAACAAATGAATTTGAGTTGACTGTAACAGTTCAATATTCAGTTACTGTTAATGCTAGAAACGAAGAAGATGCAATTAATTCAATTCATGATACAGACTTCGATACAGTATCATATGATGAACCAATTACATATATGTCATCATCTATTGATTCAATCGAGGTCGACTAATGTACTTTGAGTTGACCGCTCCTGATAGGCTTTCCATGGAGAGAGCCTATTGGGATGCAGAAATAAACGGTCTTGACCCTGAAGCAATGAGCGCATTGACATTCAACGTTGGAACTGGTAGTATTGAGAAAGTAAGTAGACTTAGAGATAAGTATAACTTAACTGAGTCTTATGTAAGCGAATACAAAAGCACAGGATATTAGGAGATAATATGTCAGACTACAAAGATGGTTTTGAAGACGGGTACAAGTTTGCCCGTGAAGAAATTATAGAAAAACTATCAGAGATTGATATCGCAGATATTGATACATGGATTCTTGATCGTCTATCTGACATGATAGAAGGTGGAACACTATGAGTGAATGGATTGGTTGCGATAAGTGTAACTCAGTAGTACCCGCAATGTATTTAATTAAGATGGTTAGCGGAGAGCTTTCTTTCTGTGGCCACCACTTTAACAAGTTCAAGCCTAGCCTTGACAAAATCGCTTACGAAGTGATAGAATTAAACAAAAAGGAAGAAGTACCTCAACTAGTAGAAATGGCGGAATAAACATGGGTGACCGTGCAAACTTTGGGTTTACACAATCTAATGGCGATACAATTGTAGTATATGGGCACTGGGCTGGCTCAGGCATGCTGGACCTTTTGGCTCGTGCTGTAGACAAGGCTCGTCCTCGTTGGAATGACGAATCATATGCAACACGTATTGCTATATCTAATTTAATTCAAGATGAGTGGCGTAGCGAAACTGGATGGGGAATGCTGGTTAATCAGCGCTCAGACAATGAGCACAAGATTCCAATCATCAACTTCGAGGCCAATACATTTAGTCTTCATGAAGAGGCACCCTTTAGCGATAATAATAAAATCAAGGGTGTGTCGGATGAACCAATCTTTACACAGACACTGGATGCATTTGTGTCTAAATATGCACAGGAACTAATCCTAGCAGATTAATTTAAAGGTGCCCCTATCAGTCTTCGCAGGCCAGGGGTTAAATAAAGCAGAGTTCTTTTACTTTCGTTGGTGATACTCTAGCAGCCTGTAGAAGCTTGACAAATATCCTATGGCCCGCAAAAGATAAGGGTAATATATTTCTTTTAAGAAGTCAATATAATTTTCCCTGGAATTTTGTGATCTTGATCATAAAGCTCACACTATGTGTGTTAGGTTTGATCTAAACCTCACAATGTGGCATGTATCACATGCCAATCCTATTCCATTTGTCAGTGGTCCAATGTATAATTATCACATATCAACGAAAGGATATAAAATGCCAAATTGGTGTTATAACACATTAACTATCCAAGGACCTAAGTCTGAGGTAGATATGATTAAAGATAGATTGAATAAGCCTTTTACATTAGCACAAGAGACATATGGTATGGGTGATATTAATGCTCATGGGTTCCCCACCAAAATTAAAGAAGTAACTTATTCTAATCCTGTCTTTGCATTCCACAATATCCACTCATATAAGGATGACGGCATTACTGATGAGGAATATGCCTGCCAGCCTTCTCGTGGTGATATCGATATTAAGAATGACCCTGATTGGTTCCGCAAATCTGTTGAGTTTGCTAAGACTCAGAAGGATTGGTATTCGTGGAATAACTCCAACTGGGGAACTAAGTGGGATGTAGCCGTATCAGATGATGACAAGTATCCTAATACAGAACTACTTGAATATAAATCAGAAGGTGATGACAACTGGGTTGTATATAAGTATGAAACTGCATGGTCACCTGCTGTAACTATTCTAACTAAACTATCTAATCTTGTTCCCAACTGCCTGCTTACTTTAGAGTTTGAGGAAGAAACAGGTTGGGGTGGGGAATATGAGATTGTCCGTGGTGAAGTAAAGGAACTCTTGGAATATGAGAACCGTTGCTATGCTTGCCAGTCTTTTGATTGTGTTGCATATTGCGAAAATGACTGCGGTGAATTCTGCTCTGAATGCAATGAGGGTTCATGGCAGGATGAAAAGGCTATGGCAGAATGTCAGACCCACATGGTATTATTAGAATCTACAGAAAAGGCGGAAGTATAATGGCTGAACTATTTATAGATACAATAGCAGAGCACATTACAGGTGCTATGCAACAAGAAATAGCAGAAGAACTATTTGACCAATGGTCTTATAATAATTTAGAGGAAGGCGAGGCATATGCTGAATTTAGATTTATGGAATATGCTTCACCTGAATTAAAGCAACAGTATAACGAATACTATGGCTATATAGAGGGAGATGAGTTTCTATTATGATTACCACCCAAGAACTCATTGATTATATGTATGACGACAACTTAATCCATTTTGACGACAGAGATACATCAGATGATTGTGATTGTCACATTCATATAACACTTAATACTATGATTAAATATATGGAGGCAATTGAATGCTAGGATATGAAATGGCAGATATAGATGAGATGATTAACTCAGTTCATGACGCTAAGTTATTCTATATCCGATCCGCCTCCAATTTAGTAGACCAAAGCTTGATGGTTAACGGACTAGAAAAAACAGTTAGTTTTCTTCAAGGCTTATGGGCAGAGGGGTATTTTGATGGTTACCAAGACTAGTAGATTCCTAGAGTATATGAAGTTACATCTAATTAGTTTAGAACAAGATTTAGAAAGTAATCCTGAATCTATCAATGTAATTGATATACCAGGACAAATTGAGGCAACCAGGCATTTATTGTCAGTGGCTACTGATATAATGAATAACTCTAACGAAAGGTATGAATAATGAGAAAACTTATTGTAGCAAGTCTAGTACTAGGATTGCTTCCTATTATGTCCGCCCCAGCAGACGCGGGAGTTCGAACGTGCAAATCAAGACAAATTAAAGAATACACTACACACGGACCTAAATATGTATACAAGTTCGAATGTAGATACTCTAGGAAAGGACGCTCTAACTAATGAATTCAGAAGACATTGGGCTCCCGCCCCATTTGCAACGTTTAGTTAATGCAGGTGTTAATGGATTAGATATAATGCACGGTGAACTAAAGAATCTAATGTTAATTGCTGAGGAAGACTTGGCAAGCGCATTAGAACAAGAAGCAAGGTCCGAAGAGGCAATGGACTCTATGGTCCGCACAGAATGTGAAGGGCGCTTAGATATGCTAGTAGAACTATATAATCTAACATACCAACTATCGTTTGCGATTGGAGCACGTAATGAAGCCTGAAGATAAAGATAAACTAAACAAATGTTTAGAGATTCTAGGCACCACTGACCTTGGTCTCTCTATGGTTTGGCTGTACACATGGTCAACTATCAAGAACTTCCTCGAAGCAGACACAACAGACTGGACCGTGCTCGCTACTGAGGATGAGATGTGGGACCACCTATGTGAGGCTGTGCAGGCTGGACAGGGCTTCTCTCTAGAATATGGAGCAGAGCAACACTATGAAGAAGTAATGGAATGGATGTTAAACCGTGGGTACATGACGGACCCGCTAGATGAAGAGGAGGCAGAAGATGAAGATGAGTGACCAGTATATTAATGATCAATTAAACAAGGCTCAACAATTGCTATGGGGTGGCAGCGAAACTGAAAACATCGAAGCCCATAACATTATCTCTAAACTAATTAAAGACAGAGTAGAACAAATTTCATAAGGGCAGAAAAAATGGCTTACGGCAACTATTTACAAAACCGTGGAAAGTTGCTATAATTAAAAAAACTATCTCTTGAAAGGGGACAACAAATGACAACAAAGCGTGAATATCTAAAGCAGCAGGGCATTACAGTCGGCGTACGTGGTCGATTCTCAGGAGCAGCAAAGGTAGCTCTAGCAGAGGCGGAGAAGAACGGCGTTAAGTTTACAGCCGAAGTTACAAAGAAGGCTAAGTAAAACCAGGGACGGGGTCAGGGCTTCGTTGGTCCTTGACCTCGTCTCTTATTTTTGGTACAATCAATAGTTAAAGAACAGGGGCGGACATGGCAAAGACATCATCAATCGAAACAAAAGCGGCTGAGAAAGTATTGGAGGCTATGGATAGTCATTGGTTTAATCCAACTATCATGGCTAGAGCATTAGTAAATGGTTGTGGATACTATACTCAATCTAAGGTAATGGAGTTAGTCGTAGAAATTATCAAGCAAACTGCAAGTCAATTAGATAATGCGTGGGAAGAAGGGGTTACAACAGAAGCCCTATTCATGGCAGATAGACTAGCAGATTACATTGCTAACTTTGAACCAATAGAAGCATAGCCAAAATATAGATCAAGACCGAAAGGATATATTTATCTAAGTATTACTCTTGATCACATAGCCCAAGATATCCATAGGATCTACACAGGTCCTGTGGATATCTTTTTGTGTATGGGCATGTGGGCAAAATTATCCGTTTACGACCAAGCTTAAAAAATCGCTGGAATATTTGGCAGAATATAATAAAATGAATATATTATCTATTAAAACATATAATGAATTAGGCATAATATAGCCAGAATCTGTCAAAATTTATATCATTTTTTTATACAAAATATGTTGACAATGTGGGCAAAATATGCCATTTACGACGCTATTGACAAAATCGCTGGAATATGCGCTATGTCTCATATAAGTCCATATGGCCCTATTGACATTACGGTTATGATTATGATAAGCTCAATTACATAGTAATGTTTATCTTAGTATAACTATAGTATATGGATCTGAATCTATAGTATATATTCTCCACTATACTCCACTTTACTCCACATTAGAAGCCTTCTAGAGGCTCATACAAGGGAGATAAAGGGGAGGGGGATATAGGAGTTAGAGACCATATTGCTCTATTTTCTAGAGCTTTATCCTTGGTCTATATTACTTGGTATGGACTAATTGACATTCCTTGCATACATGATCTACAAATATCTTAGTTGACAAGGATGTATGTTCTATCTTAGTCTTGGGATTAGTTCTCTTGAATATATCTCTTAATAGTTCTATTGGTGAAGTTCTTACTTCTTCTGGTAGCCCGCCGTGTTTGTGCAGAATCTTCAATAGGATGCCTGCGATGAATATATCATCGCTAAATGCCATCCAGGGAAATAGTATATCAAATGGGTCAATTGGGACAGATAGGTACATAACGCACAAAACGGCTATGATCTTTATATGTATAGGAGATCTATCAAATTGAGCTTTATATGGCTTAAATACCTCATTGAGATTCTTCATCTTTTTATTATAGCATTTATGTCAGGTACTGACAATATGCCTTCTCTGCCGCTTCACTTTTTCGCTTCACTAATTGCGGTCAAATTCTCATGATATTGTATATGATAATCTCTTAGTTGGTGTGTTACTGCACAGTAGCATATAGGGCAGTTTGTGATCCATTGGGACTTATCTTCCCAACTCTTAGGCATTATCTGGTTGCTTTTTAAATAAGAAGAACTGAATAGTCATTCTTCTTCCACCTAAATAAGGCTCAGTGCCATGTAAGGTATTGGAATTAAATGCTAGGATGTCCCCAGCTGAAGGCTTAATCTTTTTGTCAAAGGAGCTGAAGTAAACCTCTCCGCCTTCATAATCATCTGTCAAATACATAACCAAGGTTATCTCTGGTGTTATTTGTTCTCCCTTGGTTACCCATCTATCTAGGTGTTGTACAAGGGTGCTTGATTCCTTTTCCCATCTAACTACTCTATGGAAGGTGTACTTTTCTGCGTAGTCTGAAATATCCCTATCTGTGTTGGATAAAAATACTGCCGCCGCTTTTCTCATAACATCAAATATTTGATCGTATTCTGGTTCTGGTTCTCTAATCATACAAAAAGAACCAATGGTTGTATCTATTCCAAGATCCTTCTTCCAAGTTTTAGACTCTAAGGCAGATAAAAGCTTTTCTGGTTCTTCTAAGCAGTTTGAAATATGCATTAGGGAAGAATCTATCTTTTCTACAATGTTGAAACTGCTCATATTTTAAGTATACTCTCTTTATTTCTTGAATAAGAATCTTCTGATAGTCATTCTTCTGCCGCCTAAATATTCATCTATCGCATGTACTGTGTCAGAATTAAATATTATTATGTCCCCAGCCAATGGCTTAATTGCCTTGTTTAACAATGGGAACCTAAATATTCCTCCCTCATAGTCAGAAGTTAAATACATAACTAAAGTAAGGGCTGGTATCTTTTCGTCTCCTTTAGGATCCCACACATCTTTGTGTTCTGTTATAGGTTTATTCTTGGTTTCCCAGCGAACTATTCTGTGAAAATTAAACTGATGTGTGTAGTCTGAGATGTCTCTTCCAGTATTAGATAAAAATATTTCTGTGGCATGTTCCATGGCATCGTGTATTTCTTTGTACCATGGCTCATCTGACTCTATAAACCCCAACGAGCCTACGGCTACTGGGTCAGTATCTTTTGTCCACTTACCTGATTCTATATCAGGTACAATTTTTTCTATATCATCTAAGCAGTTTGATAGATGCATTGCACGTGACTCTATCTGCTCTACAATATTAAATCTATTAGATTGATCTCCAGCCATGAGCCTTTACCTCTTCTATGTCTTCTGAGTATATGCTAAAAAGATTAGACTCCAGTGTCTTTCTGGTCCCTCTTTTTACTTCGTTGACTCCATGCTCAAGGTCTGAATCAAATACTACCACGGATCCAGCTTTAGGCTTTATAGCTATGTCTAACTCTGGAAAAAATATTTCTCCTCCATCATAATCATCAGTTAAGTATAGTAAGGCATTGATAATAGATCTAGGGGTATGTGTGTCTTCGTGATCGTATTTAATTGTATCAATGTGCGGGTTAAGCCTCTTATTCAACATCCAATGAGACATAGCGTAAGAGTTCCTTGCGATATACTCTGACCTATCTTTGTTAGAATCGGTTAGGTACTCTAGGATAGCAGAATTAATATTTTTAATTAGATAAGTATTCAATTCATTATCTGACAAGTTAAAGGAAGTCCTAAAGAAATGAATCTGTTCAATTGGTCTTAGGGTACTTTCCAGCTCGAATATCTTATCTAAATGTTCTTGATCTACACAATCCGTAATATAAAGACCTTTGTCTCCCAGCCTTGTTTCAATCTTCATTACAATTCTTCTTTATCTATATCTTCAGATAGATCTAAGTCTTTAATGTCTCCCAAATCAATATACGCTTCAAGGTTGTCTAGTATGCCCATTATTTAAGGAACGTACCTTTCCATATAGACTTCTCTACCTGACCTGCTTCAGATAGATCCTCCGCCTTTTCAATAGGTACGCAGTTAGGTACCTGCTTGCCATTCTTGTCTTTCATGCCTCTTTGGGTATAGCCCTTCCAGCATGCCTTCTCAATATTGTCCCACTTGTCTTCATCTTCATTGTCTGACTCGTAGTTTTTTGAAATTTCTTCATCTGTAGCGTCTAGATAATCTTTGTTTTCGCTCATATAATTATTGTACCATTTCTTTATTCTTGAATAAAAACATCTGAGTGTTTATTCTTCTTCCGCCTAATATGGCGTCTACAGAGTGGTTTAAACTTGAATCAAAGATAACTATATTACCAGCCGCTGGCTTAATGTGTATATCTAAGTCATCAAAATTTAAATTGCCTCCCTCATAATCACTAGTTAAATACAACAGGATTGTTATGTCTGGGATAACCTCTTTACCGTTTTCATCAAGCCACCTATCTGGGTGAGAGCTCATATGTTTTGCTCCAGATTCAGGGTACTTGACAAACATGAATGACTCTACTGGATTATTGTAGTCTGATATATTGCGATTAGTTTTAGATAAAAATATTTTGGCAGCATTAAAGCATTTTTCTGATAAGTCTTTAGATATCTCTGGATCAGAATTTTTGTCAATAAAGCATGAGTATCCTAAGCTTTCGCCATTTTGTTTTAATTTATGAGACCATTCTTTTAAACTTACAGCTTCAACAACACTTTCTGGATCCGTTATATCATTTGGAAATAGCATAACGTTGGCAGCCAGCATAACTGGCTCTTCTTTTAATGTCATATCTATATTATACCATTCTCATATTTGTCTCTACCGCCGCACTTTTTCGCACTATAGAGGGATTTCATTTACTGGCTCTTTAGACCAATGTATGTACGATCTAATATAAACTGCTGCATAGGCTAAAGCTGAGAATATAAATCCGTATTGATCAGTTATTAGGGCATAGGCAATCCATAGGCATTCGTTGAATAATAATACCCACCACCCCCATTTATCTTTACGACCTACGAAGTAAATTCCTGCTACTCCTACTATGGCTAGTATCCAAGACCAGTACTGCATCATTTTGTTTCTGCTTTGCTTAGGAATTGATCTTCTAACAAGCCAATAAGGGATTTGTTGCCTATATCATCAAAGTAGTAACGCTTAGCGTTACTATCATACGACCATCCATACCAAACATCGCCCTCCATCCAGTTAGATGATGCAATACTCATTGCTTCTGGATCATTGATAATTGTATTTAAATGATCATACATATGCACTTCAGCAAAGATAGCTTTTCTCAGTGGTGCCCACCAAAATAGCTTATTAACTAACCAATCAATCATCTTTAGGATCCTTTTCCCATGTAAGCTTTCCATCTTTATAAACAGGCCAATAGCCTAATGGACGCCAGTCCATTTTCATAATCTTAGGCTCTCTCATATATTCAGTATACTATATTGATAAAATATCGTCAATAGAATATAACAAATTAATCATAGCTTTTCTTTTTCCATGAACTTTTTCTATACCAATTCTTAGGCATTGATCTACGATTTTTTTTTGAATTCTTAAATAATCCTATTTCTATTTCGGCTTTCCAAGTTTCTTGTGCAAACGGGACTAATTGGGCTACTGGGGTCCCAGCTTTTATTATGCCTTCAAAGCCTTCTTTTATATAAAATGGTATTGCTCCATGAGGCACTAATGTAAACTCTCCATCTATTACTGCGCTAAGTGTTGTGAATGGAAGATCATGTCTATTTAAAGGATGAGTAAACAAAATACTTGACCCAGAAGGTATGGTTAGTGCAGTACACAAATCCCATGCAAACTCTACATCGTAATGCTTAAAGGGTACTACGTTTACGCTTTGCACATCCCTAGTTGATCCATTATATATGGTTCCGTCTGTTAATTTTATTTCTGGTTTGCCATTAAGTAAAGACACAGATATATCATAGGGCAATGCTAGGATGTAGCCTGACATAAAAGCATCTAAAAAAGGAATACACTTTTTTAAATTATCAAAGGTATTATTTTTATACCAATCTGGTATAAATTTTTTAGCTGGGAATACTGTGTCGTATCCAAAAGATTCATACTTTATTACACGATTTGGCAATTAAAGACTACTTTAAAATTGTTAATAACTCAATTTCTACTTCTTCTGCTGTAGAATGTGGTGGCAGGAATTTGACTGAATCTTCACTAACAATAAATTTAGTAAAGTTCCATGGAACATCTTCCACCTTTGATTCAGAAAGTAAATGCTTAAATATGGAGTGTGCGTTATCCCCATTTACATCAATCTTTGTCGACATTAAAAAGTCTACACCGTAGTTCTTTGTACAAAAATCTTTGATCTCTTCGTCGGTGCCAGGCTCTTGGGAATTAAATTGATTACATGGAAATCCAATTACTACAACTCCATTATCAGCATACTTTTTGCTTATTGCCTGAAGCCCCTCATACTGTGTAGTAAAACCACAGTTACTTGCAACATTTACTAGCAACAAAACCTTATCTTTAAACTGTGATAAACTTACTTCGTTACCGTTGTTATCAGTAAAGCTATAATCGTATAATGACATAATAATCCTTCCGTATGTGGGCAAACTGCCTCATATATAAATGATACTATTTAAAAGTAGTTTTGTCAAGCAGTGTATCTAGAATCATCCATTATTATTTCGTGATATAACATTTCGGGTATCTTATGGCCAGCCTTAAGATGATCCTGTATGTGTATAAATAGATGCTCATCATCTTTTATTATTTCAGATTCCGCCTCTTCAGAAAGCCAGCATGCTGCACAGCATACATATCCCGATACATGTGGATATATGTATATGTCACTGTCAAAAAATCTACTGTAAGACAATTTTATCCCATGTACTTTAAATGGAAATGCTTTTCACAAACGTCTATAACAGCTCCAGTTTTAGGCTCTGGCTCTGTATACTTGCTTTCCAACGGGCAGTAAAAGCATGGTGGCATGTTTGTGTTCATATCTTATATTATACCAGATTACTCTTTATCGTAAAAAGAAGCTGGATGCTCATAAACATAGGTCTGCGTCATGTATCTGTTACCGCTTAATATTTCTAATACTTCGTGATGTTTGTCGCTTGGGAAAATTACCATTGATCCAGATTTAGGTTTTATTTTTAGATCATCATGTATAAAATCAATTTCTCCTCCAGTATAATCATCATTTATGTAAAGTATTGCAGTTAAAGATGGTTTTACTGGTTGACCATCTTTTTTTACATAGCTATATGCATCGTTATGTGCTGACATTTTAGATCCAGTATTATATTCTCTTACCAGAAGCCAGTCTTTGCCTATGTTTTCTTCTTTAAAGCTTAATCCATTGCAAGCAGAATATTCTTCCACACATTCAATGAATGGCTTTATTGCCTTAGAATGCAAAAATTCACCTTTAAAAATTTTGGTGGCTCTACCAATAATTGTTTCTCCGCCACCTTTATTAGTATAATATTCCCATCTATCATTTGGGATATTTGTTACCAATTCATTTGGATTTTCTAAAACGTTATGCCATTCCCATATTCCATTTTTCTTATTAATTGCTTTATTCATTATTTGCCTCTATAGTTTTATTGCATCTATTACATACATTATAAGATTTACCAGTAAATGGGCAAGAGCCAGCGCTCTGAAGTCTATGACCAATAAAATTACAAATTAATAATTTAAACAAAATACTTCTCCAATAACATATCAATTACATTATTTAAATCTAACACGCTAAAATCATTATCTATTATATGATTGAAGTCGTAATCATCTAAATCTGTCTCTGAAGAATGATCTGTTACTGGACCAATTCCGTGCCTGTTTATTCTCCACACTTGTCCGCCAGCTGATTTTATGGAATCTGCCTCATTTTTAAATCTAACATCACTAATTACAACTCTTTCTTCTTTAATACTATTTAAAGTAAGGTCAACCCAAAAGTTGACTCCAAACATGTCTCTGCCCACTTCTGTTCCAAAAACCTGAAGGAGCCTTCGTATTTCAGGGTGAGATTCTTTTGCAGAATCTAGTCCATAGCTATCTACTAAATCTCTATATCTAAAATTACCTATAGCATCTGAATGTACTATGGGATTAAGTTTATACATAGCCTCTTTCATAGGTGAAGCAAAGGAGTAGCGTGTGAACATATGGGTATCAACCAATCGATCTGCTGCAGTATCTTTACCAGATCTAGCATATCCAGATAGTCCAATTATCATCTCTTAATACCGTCCCATGTCCCTATCTTTGTAGTAGATATTCCATTTTCTTCCCATAGTTTAATTATACTAGGGTTATCGTCTACTGCATGTTGGACTTCCCAATACTCATTTATGTGATCAAGAATATCTTTCTTAACTTCATAATCTTCTCTGTGATCATCATCTTTTCTCATAAACAATGCGTCATGCGGGACATTATGCATCTTAAGCCATTTAGAAGTTAAGCCTCTATATTTTTCTTTTCTGGCGGTGACTATAATTATATCTAGGGTATCGCATACTTCCCACACCATATCAACTACATCTTTGTGAGGATTACAATTTATAGATGCTTTATGAAAAGCATCATAATTTTTTTTAAATGATTCACTTGCTCTATCTTGTCCTAGTAATATGTCTAGGATTGGGTCTACATCAACAAGTGTGCCATCTACGTCAAATATCCAAGCTGGTCTTTTTATCATGCTGAAAGTATCTTGGATAATGCATTAATTGTTGCTGCAATTCTTCCGATATCACGCAACTGTTCTACACTATATCCTTCTTCTTTTAATGTTTCATAATGTGCTTTAACACAAAAATGACACTTGCCAACAATGGATGATGCTAACGAATAAGCTTCAAACTTACCTTTAGTTGTACCTCCGTGAGAAGTAATAGCATTCATTCTTAATTGAGCTGGTAGCCCCTTTAAATTTACGTCATCAGCCATTTCAATAAATGGATACCAAACGTTATTTTGTGCCATGATAGCCCCAGCAGTAAGAGCGGCATTTTTTTCAACTTCATCGCTTGCATTAGCAGTAATAAAGGCAAGCAACTTTCCATTGCCAGTTGCGAATGCTGCTGCTATTGAAATATACGTAGCATGCTCTGCATCAACAGATGATCTATTGATTACGGCGTCAAGGTTTAACTTGATATCTTTAGCATATTCTGGAATAGAATCCTTAAGTTGGTCTACCCATGTCATTATAAAGTTTCTCCGCCCAAAGATCTATTGCAGGCACACAGCTCTCCTGTTTGAAGTGCGTCCAGTACACGAAGAGTTTCATCTGGGTTTCTGCCAACATCTAAATTGTTTACAGTCACATGCTGAATTGTATTTTCTGGATCAATAATAAATGTAGCACGATATGTAACCCCAGACGAGTGATGTACTCCAAGATCGTTTGCTAGCTGGTGGCCTGTATCTGCAAATGACCAAGAATTAGTCTTACGTAGATCATCATGTGAGTTACGCCATGCAACTTTACAAAATTCGTTGTCAACTGAACCAGTCATAAGCACAGCATCTCTATCGTTAAAATCATTTACTAATGCATCATACGCAACAATCTCTGTTGGACAAACAAAAGTAAAGTCTTTTGGATAAAAAACAATGATCTTCCACTTTCCAGGGAAAGAGTCTTGATTTATTACTTCAAAAGAGCTGTCTTCATAACTTAATGCGCCTGGCTTAACGCCAACTACAGAAAAGTTTCCTATCTTGTTTCCTACTGTCTTCATTTTTCTCCTATATAGTTTATGTTGCACGTGTGTCCCCAGATGGTATCGAACCATCGACCCGCAGATTAAAAGTCTGCTGCTCTACCAGCTGAGCTATAGGAACGCTGTCCTACCTGGTCTCGATCCAGGGACATTCGAATTAACAGTTCGACGCTCTACCATCTGAGCTATAGGACAATTCCTTAATTATAGTATTTTAATTAAAAAACGTCAATAGGTACTAGTCTGATACTGGCTTATAATTAATTAAGTTTAGAACACGATCAGAATCAAATCCTTCAAAACCTCTTGTTTCATCTGATGTTGCCCAAAAAATTATTGCGTACTTATTTCCAGATGTAATTCTTTTGCCTCCATGCCATAAACTGGCTGGGAATAGCGATAGATCGCCAGCGTCTGGTTTTATGCATACTCCTCCCATTGAGTCTTCATATAGTGGGAAAAATGATTCAGGGGTAAACTCCTCAAGGAAGCTTGCTTCTCCGCCCTCGTAATCATCATTAAGGTATAAAACTCCGCTATATGACAGAGATGCAAACTCTCCATGCACGTCTTGGTGAACTCTTAATTGAATATCTGTGCTCAATCTAGTTAAAGAAAAGCCATAAAAATACTGAGGCTTATCCGATGGGAAAAGAGAGTTACAATTTTCCATAAATTTGTTTGCATATTTCATACAGATATCTTCTATGTCCTTAAAAAGAGTTGCTGGCTTTTCATCTGGAAATACTGCTCTGACAGCAAGTCCCTTGTTGAAGGCCACACCTATTCTATGTCTAAATCTAGATGTGTCTGAAGCATTTTCATCTATCCAATTTATAAAAAAATTAGTGTCCTCTTTATCTATAAATTCCTTAATTATTTTTAAATTATCCATGCTGTATCCCCTTTTCTTTTATATTTGTTGCCCATATAGGCATTGCAATTCTTGTCCCAGAAATAACCCTTGTTATCTCATGTACTTCTGGAGACTCAAAAATAACAATACTTAATTTTTCTGGATTTATTGATAAATCCTTTTTTGTAAATCTAAGATAACCGCCATCGAACTCCTCATTCAGGTAAATTACTCCGCTTCTGAATAAATGCTCAGCACCTTCGTGGTTATCTGCATGTCCTGGCAGTCTAGTATCAGTACCTAGCATAGTTAGCCATTGAGCTGCTAAATACAGATCATCTGAGTCTTCAAAAAAATTTTTGCATTCTAGCAAAAACTTATCCGAATATTTTTTAAATAAATGCAGAATTTCTGGGTGGCTAGAAAATTCATGCCTTTCTGGTATTTGTGACTCATATCTAATCCTATTATTATCTATTGCCTTTTGAGGCATGTAGAACTTTTTAGTATCCAAGCAATTTTTTTGTATGTAATCTGAAAGTAAATCAGCATCTTCTTCATCTATAAAATTTTTTATCACAAGGACCCTGAGATCTTCTGGTGCTCTACTAATTGTTTTTACTTCAGAGTCTGGCATAATGTCTATTAAAAGGTGAACCCTATCATATTCACTATCATTATTTACGCTATGCAGCTTTAAATTATTTATCTCATAGCATTCGCCTTGCTTCATATGTATTTTTTCCCCGCCTACAGTGTAATAAACTTTATCATTTGTAATAATTGGGATATGAAATCTTCTTACGTTAGAAAGATAATCTCCGCTGTCTTTATGTGTAAAAACTTCACTGTTTGCATCCAGCTTTATTAAAAGCATTCTTGCAGACTGACCAGCCATTCTTTCTTCTAATTCTTTTACTATGTGACTAAATGTATAAATAATCTCTTGGTCTTTAATTTCTTTTGAAAATAAAGTGCCTTTGTCCCAATACAAAGAAGAATCTTGTATTATGTACGTGTGAGTATTTACATGTGGATTAGGTCTTCCTTCATAGACAGTGCTTTGTCTAGAAATATCAATATCCCACTCAGTAGAAAACTTCTCAACTGTATTCTTTAAGTCTAATACATCAAACTCTTTAAAAAAATTAAAGTTAAAATCAATTCTGCTTTTCATTAATTTCTCTTTCTCTTATAATAGAATATATTTTGTAATCTATTTCATTATTTTCTAATACCTTTTCTTTTTCATGATTTGTTAGCATCCCGATTAGATCCTGGGTAGTGTAAATCTTTCCTTTATAAAGCGTATTAGATGAGTTTGTAATATTTTTTGAGTTTAAGGCTATGTCAATCCCATGTCTGTTCTTAAACCATTTAGATATTGCAGTGTAATAAGAAGATATTGAGTCTACTGTGTTTACAATGTCAAAGGACTCTATTCTATTTTTTGCATTTTCAAAAGAGGTGTTATCATTTTTAATAAACCAATTAAAGGCCTCGCCCATCTTGAAGTTATATTTATTAGTAATATCGTTTATATTTTTTTCAAACTGGTGGTCACTTTGAAATACTAATTCATCTGTAGGGTTACAGATATGCCTAGATTGATAATTATTATGTTCAAAAAATCCTTCATCTTCAAACAAGTAGTACTTTAGCTTTTCTAAATAGCTATCTATTGATCTATATCTTGGCGTGTCCAAATCATTTCTTCCATGAATAAAATTAAAGTAGGATACCCTAGCCTCTATTGGATTTCTGATCAAACATGCTACAGATATGCCTGGAAATTTTTCTATTGGGTAGGTCCCAAAATGTCCAGAAATATAAACTTCGTCAGATATCGGATTTTCATTAGGGTATTGTGTACTGATATATGTTGAAATGTTATTTTTTTCTAGCTCTGATTTTAATTCGTAAGATACACTCTTGCCAGCTGTTTTAGGAACATGCAAAAAATAAAGTCTATTGTTGTTCATATTTATCCTTTAGCCTCATCCATTTCCCATAAGAGTTTGGAGTATTTGATCCTATGTACTCTTGACCAGTTTCTAAATCAATAAGAAGCCATTTGCCAGGTGCTTTTGTGTGTATTGTTAAATCTATCGCCTTTTCGCATTCTTCTATTTCCGCCCCCTGATAAATTCTAGGTAGAAAGGTGTATACGTTATCTAACAACTTTCTTTTTTTCATTAAATATTATCACCTTTTTTAAAATGGAAGATCTAGCTGTTTGTCTACCGAATCATCAATTGATGGCACATGCTCTTTCGAGCATGTGCCACAACTTTTACACATTATATTTTTTTTCTACCTGTTTTTTTAGGCGGTCTTTGTGCAGTATTGATCTCACGACGAATACCATGTCTGTTTGTATCAATTTTTAATCCCTGTCTAGGATTTTTTCTTGTAGCCTCTCGGCTTGTTACTGCACCAGCTGCTGCACCGTTAGGTGGAGGAGTTGTTCCTGTGCCATCTTCTTTTTGAAAATTACTCATTGTGTTAAGCCTGAGTCACCGTCTCTTGAAGCATCTGTGATTGTAACTGAAGTTACACCCTTAGTGCTTCCTACTGTTTCACATCCGCATTCGTAGCACATTATTACTTACCGTTGTTTCCTACGCCAGAACCATCTTGTGTTGACTTATCTGATGCTGGGAAAGCTGAAGCTGGTGCCTCTGTGTAGCTTTCTGTTGGCCAAGGTGAAGTACCTGCTGGCTTTGTATCGTTAAATCCTGTTAAATTCAATCCATCTGTCATTTTATTACTCCTATAGGTTTTAATTTAGACGGGTCTAGAATGCCGTCTAGTTAACTATTATAGCATTTACCACGTACTAGGACTATTTTGCTAAGATTTCTTTGCTTTAGCCCCACGGTATCCAGTCTTTTTTTTATTCATAGAGCCTGGCTTTTTATAACCTGCCCCATTTGGGGTAGCTGCGATTCTTTGAGCCAAAGCTTTCTGTATTTTATCTAAATGTTTTCCCATTACTTTACCTTTTTCCCGAATTTTACCCATAATCTTTCATGAATAAAATATCCAGCAGCCTCAAAAGCTATATAGAGCATGGCGCCAAGAGTAGCGTACTCCCATTCGCCAGTAAACAAAAATATTAGTCCTGCTAAGACAACGAGATGAAATACTTCCCAACTCAATGTCTTCAAAGATGTTCTTTTATTTGATTCCATTATTTTCTCCTATCATTTCTTTTACCATGTAATGAATTAAAGAGACGTTTTTGTCTGTTGGATTTGGATGGATCATACAGTCTGTTATTCCAAACTCCTTTAACTCAAGTATCTGTTTTTTTACACTATCTTTGCTTCCATAGATCGTCCATTGGTTAGAACCAAGATTTGAAGCAAGCATCTCTTCAACTTCTTTTTCTGAATCATTGATTATAACACTTAAAGAAACCATTTGTTTTTTATTTTTTACAGAAAACTCATCTTTAAAAGCGTTTAGATGCATATTCAGCATTGATAGGTGCGTAGCATTATATTTTTCAGCCATTTTTTTTGTCTCATTAGAATGACCGCTCATTATTATTTCACTTACCGTATTGTTATACAGGGATAGAAACTTTGACATCCATTCATCTGTGTAAGAAAGCCTTTTTTGAGGCGTATCCATAAAATCTTTAATGAAAACCATATCTTCTACAGAGGTTTCTCCGCTTTGTATATCACCAGAGGCTATATTAAGCATAAGCCTATTTGGTGATATCAAATCAAATGCTTTGCAGATCATTGCACAGTACTCTGGGCTAATCGCATATGTCCTTATTGCTGGCATATACTTAAACTTATGATTTATATCTAATGCCCTGGCTGCTTTAATCCACGGATCATCTAATTTAGAATGATAAACTAAAAGCATAGACTCATAACCAAACTCATCTACTATGTTTGATATATCTTTTAGGTGACTAATGCTAACATTAGCTCCTCTTTCCATCCAATGAAATCTCATATTACCATTCTATCATTTATAAAATAAAGGGGCAAGACCTTAGTCCTGCCCCTTTATACGAATTTAATTACTTAAGTAAAGTAACCTTTGCCTTTGGATTCTTTTTATTCCAACGGTTTGCAAGTGTATTAAATGACTTCTTTAGAGAAGCAATTGCTGCTGCATTATCTGCAGTCAACTTAGCAATTTGTGCATCCTTAGCAGCAAGCGCTGCATCTGAAACTGCTTTTGCCTGAGCAACTGCAGTTGTTGTATCATCTTTGAACTTTGCAAGCTCAGCATTCTTAGCAGCAATCAGAGCATTAAACTCTGCTGTTGCCTTAACAAGAGCAGCATCTGCTGCTGCCTTAGCTGAAAGTGCTGCATCTTTTGCTGAAACCTGTGCTGCAAGCTCTGATACTAGATCACGAACTGCAATTTCTGCAAATGGTGCGAGTGTTGGAGCAGTCAAACCAACTACTGCTGCTGCAACTGCATCAGATGATGTTGTTGGAGCAAATGTAATAAGTGAGCGTGTTCCAGTTGTTGGAAGAGTAGCCTTGAAGGTTGCTGTTCCAAAATCTGTTAGTGTAGCGCCAGTTGTTACTGTTGCTGTGTCCATAACTGCTGTTGAAGCAAATACGGTTGCTGTAATTGACTTACCAGATACCTTGTTACCAAATGCATCTGTTGCAGTTACAACGATATCCTGCTTAGTTCCTGCAGCACCTGCTGAAGGTGCTGAAACTGTTAGGTTATTAATCTTTCCAGCAGTACCCTGTACATAGTATGTAAGAGTTGTTCCACCATTGTTGATTACAACGGTTCCAATTGCTGTTGTCTTTGTGTAGACATAGAATGTTGCAGTTGTTCCAGTGCCTGTTGCAATTGTCAAAGATGACGATCCTGACGATGCTCCCACTGGTGCTGCTGATGTATGTAGTGCTGATACGATTGTTGCGTTAGTTGCTACTGCAGAAACTGATGTTCCTACTGCGACTGTTGCTACAAACTTCAATGCGTCTGCTGCATCAATTGTGTTATCTGCTGGGACTGGTAATGTAGCAGGTGTAGCAATTACACCATTAGTAGTGTTTGCTACTGTGTCTAGTGTTACTGCTACGGTCATTACTGTAGCATTTGCAGGTGCTACTGCGACCATGCCCAAAGTCATGGCTGCAACCATGGCTAGTGCGATTTTCTTAAATGACTTCATTTAATTTATTCTCCTTATTTCTTCTGACTCTTATGTGATATCAGAAATCTAGTGTAATTCATGTAACTTTACATGAAACGAGCAGGGATCCCCGCCTTCTTCCCATTCTTGCATTTCTTCGTCTGACAGTGGTGGTCCATCATGAGTGTCGCAAAACACATCAGATATCCATCCTCTGTCATAACCATTTTTTAGCCATATCTCAAACTCTAAATCCATTCAGAAATCTCCTCAATAAATTTATGTTTTGGCATGGCCCCCTTAGTTCTCTTTACCTCTTTACCGTTTTTAAAAACAATAACAGTTGGCAAAGATACAACATTATATTTTTCTGAGCTTATTAAATTTTCATCCGCATCTATTTTACCAATCCACACATTATGTTCTTCTGATACTTCATCTAGTATTGGAGAAAAACGTTTGCATGGACTGCACCATTCAGCCCAAAAATCTACAAGAACAATTTCGTGAGAAGATATAACTTCATCAAAGTTACTGTCTGTTACAATCATTCTTGATCCTTAAGTGCTTCTGCTGCATCGTTAAATCTAATCATAAAGTTTTGGATTATCCAAAAAGTAGTCTCGCCAGCGTTTTTGGACATTGCCTCAGATGCTTCTGGGGTTCTATCTTCTTCCGCTAATGAATTATACCATTTCTGATATAGTTCATGCCCAAGATCTTTAATAATTCCGTCTAAAACTGTTAACTCAGCCATTTAGTTTTGCCATCCAAGAAGCTTTTGCTGCAGAAAGTTTATCCTGAGCAGCTTTTAATTCAGCAGCATACTGCTTTTCTGCTTCAGCTATTCCAGCCTCTACTTGCAATCTCAAAGCAGCCTTTGCTGCTTCTGCTGCTGCTTTGGCTGCTGCTTCTGCTGCTGCTTTGGCTGCTGCTTCTGCTGCTGCTTTGGCTGCTGCTTCTGCTGCTGCTTTGGCTGCTGCTTCTGCTGCTGCATTTGTAGAATTAGCGCTATTGTTAACAACTGAGCTAATTAGCTTTTTAAAAGATCCTTGTCTTCCAACTGTATTAGATGCATTAGATCGCATTCCTTCAATAAGTTGAGCACCAGATTGTGCAGTACTTGACATAAGTCTTAGATATGTTGCTGCAGCAACTTGAGTTGCAGATGAAGTTCCAGCAATATTTTTAGAAATATTTCCTGGCCCAACTGCTGAAAGATTTCCAAGCGCAAAGAAATCAAGTCGTGCTGCATCATTATTACTGTATGATGCGATTTCTCCAATTTGATCAACAGCACCAATGGAAACTACTTCTTCAATACATGATGGCCAATCAATTCGTGAATAGTCACGGTTATTTCCTACCGCAGAAAAAACTGGGATAGACATAGAGTTTAACTGCTGAACTGCAGAAATTGTTCTTGGGAATGTTGGACAGTATTCTGTTCCAGCTTTACCAAGTAGGCCCCTGCTTCCTTGTGAAAGAGAAACAGCCTTAACGTTATATCTAACTGCGTTGTCTCTTACCCAAGCAAGTGCTGCAGAAATTGTTGACTCTCCAGTTGGCTTTCGAAGGCCAGCAGATGTATTCCCAATAATCTTAATAAACAAAATCTTTATATTGGGATTCGATTGAACTGCAGTGGTTGCCATAAATGTTCCATGGTCGAAACCGTTTTTAGTAATTAAGTCATTTGGCATCGATGCTGATCCTGGACCCTCTTGGAAATTGGTTCCGTTTGGACATAGTGCCCATTCAAGGATGCAAACTTCTCCAACAATCTTACCTTGAAGAGAAGGAACTGATGTGTCAATTGCTGTATCTAGAATAGCTAGAACTGGAACGTCTGTGCCAGATGCCTGTGAAATTGCAACAGGTGATAGAAGTGATAAAGTAAGTACCGCCGTGATTAGTTTATTTTTCATATCCTAAGTATACTAAATAGGATGGGATTGTCAAGGCTTTTGGTTATACCATTTTCCAGAGTCTAGATTAGGAGCCTTTTTACCATCAATAATATCATTAACTAAAAGTATTAGTATGTCAGTAAGTGCGCTGAGATCTTCTACCTTAGACTCAAGATTTTTGATCTTTTTAGAGTTCCTCAATGTTGCTCCGATCTATTGGGGTTGGTGCTGTGGCAAAACTTCCACAACTTAAACATTCCATGTCCAAGAAATAGCTTGCTATCTCATATTCTGAGAATACAACCTTTACTAGCCATACTTCAGACCCGCACAGGCATACATGTGTAGGTGTGCCTCTTAGGTCGATAGCCTTGTTGTAGTCTACGGGAGGTATGTATCTAGGATCATTTTCTGCTATTATGTTTAGCATATCCTGAACTGCCTCTTCGTACTTATCTATATAGTATACGCCAACCTTGAACCTTTTAAAAAAAAGAAAAAGGAAAAATGCAGTTAGTATTATTGCAATTGACATTGATATGGCTAGTGCTATTCTCATAGGTAAATTATACCTTAAACTTGAATATATGTATAGGGCGCAGCAACGCTCATATTAAAAGCTGTTGCTGCTTCTAATGCGAGTTTTAGCCTTAGCTTTGGATTCTTCTGATTTTTGGTTGCATGTAATGCCCCAAGAGCTATCTGTCCGCCGCTTCCTTCTGCCATATAATTAACTATATTTTCTCCTACATGAAAATCTTCATCTATTGTAAATATTCTTCCTTCAACGCCTACTATAAAAATTCCGCCACTGTCTTCTTCAGAAGAAGACCCTATGCTACCGTACCCGTGATCTTTAAACGCAACCTTTACTGAATCTATAAACTTGGTTCTCATAAACTTATCTAAACCAGAGTTTGTTTTAGTTGGCGTATATTTTGGTGGGGTCCACATGTATTGCAGAATTTGTCCCATTCTAAATGAATCTGTAAACGCAATTCCATACTGACCAACTTTAAAACATTTTGGTTCTTTTCTTGCAAGGATCCATCCAGTTTTATCGTCTGAAGCTGCATGGTCGGAACCCATATAAACGGTTCCATTTTGGGCAATAGCAACTATACATGTCATGATTTCAGTATACTATTTTAAAAATTATTTGTCTATTCGTGCTCAATATCCATGCTAATATGCATATCCATATGATCTATATGAGATAATGATCTATCTAGGTCAGCCTTAACAGCTATTAGTTCCTGCAATGCTTCGTAATATTTCTGCTTCCATTCATCTAAATCTTTTTCTAATTTATATAGCTTTATTTGAAGATCTTTTAGCTCTAAAAGAAGCCCATCATGCATTTTTTCAGCCTGTCTTATTTGCTCTTTTTTCTTTTCTTTTTTATAGTTAAAGAGCACACCAACTAAACCGCTGGAAACAGAGGCAATTATTGTTATAATTATCTGGGTAGTAGTAAACATTATTACATAATTATACCGTAATTAAACTAATAATTCAGAAGCCTTTATATCTTCTCCATGGTATCTCTTCTTTGAAATATAGTCTTTTACTATATCATGCCCATATTGTCTTCCAGACAAAATAACTACCCATCTTGGCTCAAGCTTGTTAGATATGCATGTCTCGCACAACAGCAAATTAATAGGCAGTAGGCTAGATTTTTTTAATGAAAGACTTGCCTTTGTCTTGTTGCATGAGTAACATAAAACTTTTTCCATTAATCTTCTCCATATTTTTTTATTACAATTTCATCTAAAATGATGAAATCGTTATTGTCAAATGGCTCTACGGTCTCTTCAAAGCCATCATTATATTTTATTGTAGACATAAATGCACCTTCAGATACTACTACCCCATATTTTTGCTCTGGGATTATAAATACCTTTATTACATGTTCATCTTGTTCTTCCACCTGGCTTCCCCTCTAACTCGACTCTGACCCCGTATGATTCCAGGATCTTTTTAACCATCTCGATATAATCTATAACTCTCATTCTCATACTGCCATCATACTGTGAAAAATTGTTTTCATATAATCTTATTGCTAAAAATTCAGGATACTTTACGATATCCATTTGTAAGTCGTGTGCAGGGCTTTTTAATTCTCTAACCTTTTTTGCCATTTCTTTTGTATAAAATACTGGTTTGTTTGCTTCTCCAGTCCATTCATTAATACCATACTTAAAATGATCTTTATCTTTATTTATAAAGTTAGACATTTAAGCACCGTGTTTTTTCTTTAAAGCTTTTACTACTTCTTTAGTTTTGTGTGAATTTTTTGATTTATCTGGGCTGCCAGAGCTTAAGTATACTCCACCCCAAACTCCGTAATTATCTGACTCTGTGCCATAGTTATAGCACATAGAGATAACTGGGCAAGACATGCAGGCCTGGTCAACGCTTTTTGCAATGTTTACATCTGACTCATACAGTTCAAAAAATAAATTTGTGTCCATACCTAAACACAAGGCTAGATCTTTCCACTCAAAGTTATCTTGGTCTACGCCTAGACTATTTAAAAAATTTGACATACTTTGATGGCACTTTCCAAACTCCGTCGTTATTGACTGAAAATTTTTCTGCCACTCCCCAACTATTTTTAAACATCCCTTTTGAGCTTGTAAAGCCAGAGTTATCTTTTTGCCAAACAACCAAGGAATAGTTGTCCCAAAACGCATATATGTTTTTGTGCTTATTTTTTTTGATTAGAACTTCTACCCCAAGCTCTGTTAAGTTTAACAATATACTTCCTGTTCAGTACCCATAGTCGGATTTGAACCGACACTCCAGTGTTGGAGGCAAATTTTAAGTCTGCTGCGTCTGCCGATTCCGCCATACGGGCATGGTGCTAATACTATTATACTAGCACAATTCGGACATGTCAACTAGTTTTTAGAGATTTTTATTATTTTTACGCTTTTTATTTCATCATCCACATTAAAGATATCTGAAATATAATCTTTTGCGTCGTCTTCTGAAAAGGCATCGACACTAGCCAACACCTCTATTTTAACAGAATATTGATTCATTTACTTAGAAACTGTATATCCATTTTTAGTTAGTAAATCTATTGCCGCTTTTACTTTAGGATCTAGTTTTGCTGGAGCAGCCTTTGCTGGAGCAGCCTTTGCTGGAGCAGCCTTTGCTGGAGCAGATGCGGCACCCTTAAACTTTGGACGACCAAAGCCAACGATAGACACTAATACACCAGCTTTATTTTTCTTATAAGCACGAAGTTGTTTGCAAACTTCTCCGCCATTTCTTTGGCTTCCAGACTTCTTTGAAGATGTGTTTCCTTCTATACACCAAACAGTTCCATCCTCATTGTCTTTAACAACAATACCTACGTGAGAAATTCTATCGACACCGTCTGATGGGAAATCAAAATAGGCTATATCTCCTGGTTCTGGATCTGCAATATCTACATCAATCCAAGCACCAGCTTTTTTAAATGCTGCTGCACCTCCTGGCGTGTAAACAGTATTAGGAATCTTTACGCCAGATTCTGACCCGCACCAGTTTACGAAACTTCCACACCATGGTTGGAAGTTTGCTTTCATAAAAGCACCGTACTTAGTTTCGTTATCTTTTGGACCTTCAATAGTTCCAATCTCTGCTGTAGCAACTTCTATTAGACGAGCTGCTGTACCTTGTTCTGCCATTAGTCTTTATCCCAATCTAGATCAACTGGTTGCTCTTCTGGCATTGCGCCATCTGGCTTTGCTGCCAAACGAGCTGCTGTTGCATCAATTTCTGCTTCTAATTTTTTATCTGCTTGTGTGTTTTTTGCATCTACTTCTTTGTTTGCTATCTGTGCTGCCATGATGTCTTTAGCACCTGAGTTACCAATCAAAATTCCTGCAAGAGTTCCTGTAATAAATGTTGCAATGCTACCTAAAACATTAAAGAACATTTTGTCATTTTCTGACTGAGCTCCGATAGGTTGTGTTACGAACAATAATCCGTAAATAATTCCAAGCGCTGTCATGAATAGAATACTGCCAAGTGTTATTCCTAAAATAAACTTTAAACGAGCATCTAGATCTGCAGGCGTTAGCTTTTGTTTAGCCATTTGTTATTTCCTGTTCTGGTGTGGTAGGTGTAATTTCTATTACATCTTTTGTACAAGTCTGTGAAGCTTCACATTCTGGAGGATTACATTCTGCAATTTCCCAATTTTTAGGATCTTGGCATGGATAGCGATATCTATTTAAAGAGTCGCACCCAGTTAATGATAGCATTAATAGCCCAGATAGGGCAATAGTGATTAATTTCCTCATGTGACTATTATACCTTACTACTCTTCTTTTCGTAGTGGTATGGTCAGTAGCCATATGGCGGTGGCTATTAGAGTAGCTACTCCAACTACCTGCTGGGCTGATCCAGTTAGGGTTAGCCAAGCAATAAAAAATCCAAGCAGGGTAAATACCTGAGCTATGCTCTCTTTTATAACTTCCCAAATATACTTAAATATAGCCTTTATTATTTTCATTATATCCTCCTAGTCATTGCTGCTGCAATAATATTTGATGCGATAATTACTGGCACTACAACTTCCTGCGCCTTCTCTCTTTGATCATCTGTCATATCTTTGCCCCACTCTGAAGGGTTTAAAACTTTAGAAAAGTCTATGTCTAATAATGCTCCAAGTGGATCTGCTAGAAATGCCTCTGTCTGTACTTCTGTTACTGCGTCTGCTAATGTAAAAGGCATTGGAGTATCTCCTGCCGCTTCTGATCTTTCTGAAAACTCAACAAATGCTGATGCAAGTGCTGGATTGTCTTTCATCTGCTCAGCAATCTGTGCAACTTCTGATGCCTTAATGCCAAGGTCTCCAGCAATCTCTGCCTTTGCTTCTTGTGTTAAAGACTTTAGTGTTTGGCTAACTGCTTCTACTTGCTCAGGTGAAAGTGTAACTAACTTGTTATCTTTGCTTGTAAGGTTAGCAATAACTCCAGATAAATCTTCTTCTGTTCCTGTACCCTTTTCAGGAATAAGTTCAGCTAACTCTTCATCTTCTATTTCAGGATTACTTGTTGGTTTTGGTTCAGGAGTTGGCTCTGGTGTAGGTTCTGTGGTTGGTTCTTCTGTTGGGTCTACGACTGGCTCCTCTGTTGTTTCTGGATCTGGGGTTGGCTCATCAGTTGGTTCTGGAGAAGGCTCTGGGGTAGGCTCTGGTGTAGGCTCTTCAGTTGGTTCTTCTGTTGGCTCAGTTGATGGTTCTGGAGAAGGCTCTGGGGTAGGCTCAACTGTAACCTCTGGTGTTGGTTCTGTCTGTGGCATGTTTGCAAGGGCAGTAGCAATGGCAGCATTAATTCTCTGCTTTTCTTCAAAATCCCATTGAGCAGCGTACTCTTCTTCAGCAGCAGTAATAGCATCATTCATATCTTCAATTGCATTATTGTAGTTTTCAATTGATAAATCTTTTGCTGCTAATGTCAAAGCAGTGTTTAGTTCTGCAATTTCATATGTGCTTTCTACAGAATCTTTTTCTTCCTGCGCTTGTTCTAAATCATCTTGTAATTCATTTAGTGTCGTAGCCTCTTGATTGTAAACAGATAACTTATCGTTATAAACTGCCAAAGCAGATGTTCTTGCTGCAAGTGCTTCGTTATAATCATTTATCTGCTCTTGTGTTGCGCCTGGACCAGAGGAAAATGTATTAAGATTACAACTAAAGTTTTGTCCCCATACTCGTGGGTTTCCAGCATAGTCGCATCCTGCTCCAGTCCATCCTCCAGGAATTGCCCAGCCAAGATGGTAGTCTCCAGGACCTCCGCCGTTATACCACCAAATTTCTACACCCAATGTTTTGTCTTCACTAACATCATATACTGGTGAATAATCACTCCAAGTAGTGCCTTGCTCTTGCCAGTTATCAACTGCAAGAACTCCGTCTACATACATTCTAAATCCATCATCTGTATATCCTGCAAAATATGTTGTTGTAAACCATGATGGGACAGTAATCGTTCCAGTAAATTTAACTATAAAATTTTCATACCTGTTGCCACAAACTGGAAGATACATAGAGTTTGAGTTCCAAGTGCCAGAACAAAGCACAGATCCTGGGGTAGCGACATTTCCTTGTCTAACAAGAGTATAAACAGTGTATGCCAAACCTGTTCCCCCAGCAGCCTGCATATTAGATTGTGTGGTTTGAAGATTAAGGTTGGCTATGGACAACGCTTCTTGAGCATCATCTTTATGGGTTAAGGCTAAAGCAACTGTGGCTGTTTGTCCATCTACTGAGGATTGGGCAAGTGAAAGGTTTGATATTTTTGCATTAAGGTCTGATAAAGACTCTGCCTCTGTCTCTACTGCATCTGCATATGCCTGATCTGACAGATTCTTGTTGTCTCTAGCAACTATGGCCTCGCTGTATTTATTTTCGGCTAATGAAATTAGTTCTTGAGTTTCTTTTTTATCTGATAAATTTTCTATATCTTCGTTTAATTCAGCAATTCTTTCTGCTGCTATAGATAGTGGGTCATCACTGTAAGCTGGAGTCATAAAAAGCCAGCCGAAGCATAAAATGGCGGCTAATGATAATCTCCATGTTTTAGTCCTAGTCAACTATAACTCCTACATAACAAATTTTGTTACATAGTAATTATACCATTTAAAATATTTTATACTAAATTATTGTTAATAATGTATTGATAAAAGTTCTCTGCTATATGCAAGTGCTTATGTGTTCCCCAATGGGGTATGCTGTTGTTTTTTCTATCTGCTGCACGATAAAAAAGATAATGATCTCTACTATGATCTGCATGACAATCTAAAGCATTGAACTCCCCGTAATTGTCTGGGTTATTGGGGTAGGGCTTACCATTATCATTTGACCCATTTATGGTCCAATCAAAAGCATCTATGTAGCAGTACTCTTGGTGATGTTCTGGATAAAATTTATTTACCTCATGGTATATATTTTTTTGATACTCTGGATCCCAGTTACTCCAAACAAGCTTTATTCCGTTTGATTTGCAATACTGCCTTAGCATATCAATAAAAATGTTTTCATAAAAAAATACAAACTCATTTGTAAGAATTTTTTGAGGGTCGTATGGGGCTTTTGAATATCTCTCCCAAGAATCCCAAGTCTCTGAGTATTCAATCACGGGCATAGATTCGTACTCTCTAAAAAGCTTTCTTCTAAATTCATTTTTAGTTTCCATTTTGTGTTTTACATATGGAGTCATTATTCTAGCAAATGGAAATAGGGCCACTATTATTTTAGGGTTTCCAAATTTTTCAAAATAGTAGAAAGCTTTTGACACTTGGCCCATCACGGAATCCCCATTAGCGGCTAAGCTAGAACACTCTAAATTTAATTTTTTAGATAGGATTGTGGACCAGATATTTTTTTCTGGTAGACCTTGACCATATGTATAAGAGCACCCAAGAAAAAGTAAGTCTGATTTACCATCAAACTCTTTACTTCTATACCCTAGGCTATTAAGAGAATATTCTATTTCAGAAACATCCTTTGGTACCTTGGCAATATGGGCTCCATGTGGATTTTCTTTTATGTTATTTATGAACAGCCTATTAATGTTTTCTATCATTTTGGATTATCTGTTTTATAAAAGCCATTCCCCTTAAATTGTATTCCAAATGGGGTAAAATGCCTTATCATATTAGACTCACACTCAACACATGTATATCCTGGATCTTCATCCATAATAGATCTATGAACTGACATGGTTGCATGGGCATCATCTTCGCTGCACTTATACTCATATACTGGCATTATTTTCTACCCCAACTTACCTTATTCCAGCCACGTTCATGTAAATAATAAAGGATTGTTTTTGTAACTACCTCAAAACTTGCAATTGCACCTGCTGTAACTGGCTCTTTTGTTATAACCCAAGCGATGACAAAAGTATCTGCTGTTCCAATTATGCGCCATGTAATGGCCTTTAATGCTGATCTTTGTTTGGATACATTCATGCTGGCCACTCCATATTGTCAGGGCCTTTACTAATTACGTTCCAAATTTTAGATACCCATTTCTTTACGTTTTTGCGTAGCCGATATAGCATGAATGTCTGCCCCCAAATCTACCTGCTCAATCTTGTATCCTACATCTCTTCCGTATACAATATTAGTGATGTTAGGTAGTCTTAATACTAATGCGCTATCCATAAATTCATCCTTGGCAATATATTCTTTTACCTGATCAAACTTAAGTGGATCTTTCTCACTTGTATTGTATGTATTGCGTACACCAAGAAGGACCTGGTCTGTTCTTTTACCCGCCTCTTTATAAAGAGCATGGTGTCCTTCATGCCATGGTTGGTATCGGCCAAGCATTAGTGTTGTTGGAGCTGACCAATCATGCAATCCAAACTTTTCAATAATATGAGATGCCTTTGCTTCAGCATTAAGATTATGGCTAATAAACGCTACATTAGCGTTATCAGGACGCTCAAACATCTTGTTAGTGTCTTCAAAACGTCCTTCTGCTAAAGTATCCATAAATACCAAAATGTCTGGCTTACCAAATGCTGCACGAGTTATTTCTGTTGGACACACAAAGTCTACAATTACTGGAGCAACTCCTTGCTTAGCAATTAAACGAGCCATTTCACCCATGCGTCTTGCCTGTTCAATTCTGTCTTCTGGCGTAAAACTTAAATCAGAGTTTACGGTTGCACGTACCTCATCTGCATTAAGATGAATTGCATTTATTCTTTCTTTAAGTGCCTTTGCTAATTCTGTTTTACCAGATCCTGGTAGTCCAATAATTTGAATAATCATATCAATCTTCCTGTTAGAGGGCAGTTTTTGGACGTACCCAGGTCTCGATGTTATTTAATTTTTAGAATTTTTGGCTGCTTTTCTTTTGGCAGATTTCTAACTACACGGATATTTAGCATTCCGTCTTTTAGCTCTACACTAGAAACTTCCATGTATTCACTTAGCTCAAAGATTCTTGTGAACTTACGTGCAGCGATTCCCTTATGGACAACTTCTGCATCTGTTACTTCTGTAATTTCACCTGTAATCCAAAGACTTCCGTCTTCAATTGATACAGTCAAATCTTCTCTTGTGAATCCAGCAACTGCCAGCGTTAGCTGATAGTTATCTTCGTCTAGCTTTAGCAAATCATATGGCGGGAATGCCGTATTGTTTACCTTACTAAGACTATTGAAACGCTCCAACTCTCTGTTGAAGCCAATAAAAAATGGATCCTTAAATAGATCCATAGCAAATTGTGTTACCATTTTATTCTCCTTTTAAGCAAGTAATATGGTCACCCCCATTTGGCAGGCGACTAAATAATTATACCATTTACTTAGATAGTTATGCAACTATTTTTTTGATTTAGCCCTTTGTTTTGCTAGAGCGCTAAAGTCTTTAACCTTTGTTTCCCCCATATATCCCCAAGCATGACCATCTTCAATCATCTTTTGATTAATAGATTTATCTGATCCGTCCAAGAAAACCCAACCTAAAATGCGACCATACTTTTCAGATGAGTCCATCTTTTCTGTTTTAATAACAACAGTTTTAGCTGAGTCAATTGCATTCTTTAAGTATGCTTTGGCTTCAAGGCCCAATGCTTTTTCCATCTTATCTGCTGTACGACTTTCTGGAGTGTCTATGCCAGCTAATCTAACTCTAGAAGTAAAAGATATATCAAACCCAAGATCAATATCTACATCTATAGTGTCTCCATCAACAACCTTACTTACCTTCTTAACATAATACTCAAACATTTTACATCTCCTTATTTTTTTATTTGTGCCCCTGGAAGGAATCGAACCTCCGACACGCAGGGTAGAAACCTGCTGCTCTATCCCCTGAGCTACAAAGGCTTTGTGTGCCAGGTAGGACTCGAACCTACGACGACCAAATTATGAGTTTGGGGCTCTAACCAACTGAGCTACTAGCACCTGTTAGTATATTATACCTATAGTATGCCTGCCAGTCAATAGCGTCTTGTTTGTCATTCAATAAAGGCTGACCCTTTATGTTTAAGCTTGTATTTAATAAAACTGGACATCCAGTTTCCCAATACCATTTTCTTAAAAGCATGTGCAATCCTGGATGCTGATCTCTATTTACGGTTTGAACTCTAGATGTTCCATCTTTATGAACAACTGAAGGTATTTTGTCTGGTTGCTTACATTTAACTGTATACTGCATATAAGGAGATACAAAATCCATATCAAACCACTCGCTTGCAAATTCTTCAAGTACCACTGGAGCAAAAGGCCTAAAGGATTCTCTTTGTTTAATTAAGTTCACTTTGTCTTTAATGTTTGGATCTCTGGGATCTGCTAATATGCTTCTATTGCCTAAAGCTCTTGGTCCGTACTCAGCTCGTCCAGTTGCCACTGCAGCTATCTTGTTTGTTTTTATTTCTGCAAGTATCTCATTTATTGGATACTCCCCTCCCATGTCATATCCTAAATACGGAGTCTCCCATTCTATGTGCTTACCATAAAGTGCGGCTGCTGCTCCCAATGAAGAGCCAGCGTCTCCTGGGTTTGGCATTATCCAAATGTCTTTGAATATTTTCCATAGCAATGTATTGGCCGAAGAGTTTAATGCACATCCACCCATAAAAACTAAATTATCTTTACCAGTAAGTGATTTTGCCATACGCATAAAATCATTAAGCCTTTGCTCATAAACAATTTGTGCCGCTGCTGCTATGTCAAACTTATCCTGATCTGTAGTGACTGGCCCCCAATCAGTTATTCCTTTATGAAAATTATATTTTTGTTTGTCATGGGATGGGAAATAAGAGTTTACCTTCTTATAATACTTAGCCCAATCTCCATAAGCGGCCATGCCCATCATTATATATTCTTCTTGGTTAGGCATCAAACCTATAAGCTTAGTAAAAGCTGAATAAAATAATCCAAAGCTCACTGGGTAGTTTTGCTTGTACTTAAGTTTAATTTCTTCTTTTTCTCCAGCCCAAATAGTTGAGGTATTATATTCTCCAATTGCATCAAGGACTACTATAACAGCATCATCAAATTTGCTTGTATAATATCCAGCACATGCATGAGAATAGTGATGGGTAAATGATTTTACTGGGACGCCAGGCAGTTTAAATTTTGGCTTCCAGTCCCCTGTACCACCCTTTATAAATAGCCTGGAGGCCTTTAGAAGCGGTTTCTCGTAGTAGGCTATCTGATCAGGCATGCCATATGACAAGGCGTCCTTAATAAGCAAATCGTTTACGTACCAGTCATTTTTTTGCTTGCTATATCTTTCTGAATGTCCCGCAAATAGTATGTGGCCATCTTTAATTAAAGACACTGAGGCATCATGGGAGGTCTCATTGATCCCTAGTATTATTGTCATTTAATAAATAAACCTATCTCTATTTGTATTCTTCTTTTTAAATATTTTGTTTTTTATAGTATATAAAATGTATTTAATTCTTATCATTGTTTAAAGACCTTTCAAAATCTTCAGCTATGTGTGTCTGAACATGTGCTGGCAGGTGTCCAGATTTCTTGTTTTTAATATCTAGGTCCATAGCCATGTCAAAAATCTTACCAAATTTTACTTTAATTTCTTCATGGCAATCATCATAAGAGGTACACTCTTTGTCCAAATCTCTACATGTGTTGCCATCTGCATGAAAGTATCTTTTGCCATTAGATCTATCCTGCTCCCATTTTATCATTCCAAGATGAACATAGTTTTCGAAATCCATCTTAGATATATTTTTGTTTATATACTCATCTTGATAATTATTCCAGGTTCCCCAACGCAAAACAATATTATTTGCTTTACAATAAAACTCTAGCATCCTTATATAATCAATGCTTATTGAGAAGATAAACTCTTCTGGTATTATGTTTTCAGCTATATGAGGAGCCTTTGAATACTTAGGATTTTTATCCGTGCTTAAAAATTGCATTACTGGGTAATCTTTTCTTCCAGACTCATTAACTTCATCATAAAAGCTTTTCATGAATTCAATTTTTGATTTCATCTGAAATCTTGTAAACTCTGGGAATAAACAAAAAAGAAACTTTGGGTTTCCATATTCTTTAAAGAATCCAATTAAATTCTGCACTATAAATTGTGTGCTTATCCCTCCTAGTCCTAAATTATAAGACTTTAAGTTCATTTTTTCTGATAAAATATTTCCCCATATGGCATTATTTAAAAGACCATCTCCAAAAGTTTGAGAGCATCCAGCGAAAACCATGTCCCTAGTCTCTAAAAATTCATCGGAACGATATCCTTTAGAGTTAAGCAAATAAGGATCTTCCATGCCTTCTGGTAGCCAAGCTAGCTCTTTAATTCTTCTTTCTTTATGTTTATAATCTGAAACATTTTTTAATCCAAGGTTGGCATTTGTCCAGTTAAAAGAATCATTAACAAAAAATTTATACGGATCTATTAATTTATTTTCTTTCATCTTTATTAGATTTCACTCTTTTCTTTTTCAACTATTTGCTGTACATATTCTGAAAAATGTTTTCTTATACTCCCAGCTGGTCTAGACCCATAAGAATCCCAAATTCTTTTATATTCAATGACGTTGTAGTATGTTGTTGGGCACAAAACATTTTCATTATATTTCTTTAATAAGGTTGGCAAAGGGACATGCTTCGTGCAACACTTACATTCTTTTGCTTTTTCTTGGTACTCGCTCATATTATCTCCATGCTTTCTATAGATCTTGCTAAATTTTCTGGCATTCTTGGTGCACGAATCATATTTTGAACATATTCTGTTTCTCCATCGCTGTTCGCAAAGTCGTTGTCGTAGCTCATTGACTCGTAGTCATGAATTTTTATTTCTTCGTCTCTTCTTAGCCTACTTCTGCTAATAGAATTATAGACAGCTCCACATACCGCATCTGCTAAATCTTTAGATCCTTTTCTTGGGTGGTCTACCTTGTCCCTCATTATTCTTAGCTGCAGTAATTCATCAATCAATAAAGGTATATGTGGCCCAGACAATCTTTCTTCTAAAACAACCATGGCCATATCATCATAATGTTTTTTTGCCACAGAGAGTATCTCTGTATTAATTCCATATGTTTTTAATTGCTGCATCATATCATGAGAGTTCCACCTATCAAATGTGCAGACCTTTATGTTAAAGCCTCTTGTTCTTAAAGATAGAATATAGTCCTTTACTTCAGTAAAGTCTACTGACTTGTCTGGAGTGGGGGTCCAAAATCTTACTGCATCAATTTCTACAATTGGGGCTGGCTGAGAGTATGTATCAGTCACTTTTATATCAACCCACCGATTAACGTGACCCATAGCAACTGCACAATGATCGTGCTTTTGAGCCAAGTCCACGTGTATAAAATAGTCTTTGCCTTCTTCTGGTTTAAACCATTCTTCTAGTCTTCCAAATTTATCAACCGCTAGATGTGCTTTATTAAAAGCTTTTTCTATTTTTTCTCTAGACTTAAAAAATGCATCTACTGCATCTGAAGGCATGCATGCAAATCTTCCTAGAGCATCTGCGGGGTTTTTATGAAAAGCTACAGTAAAGTCTGTTATTTTTTTTGTAGGATTGACTTCCCAAGTAGGTCTTTTAAGCGCAAAAACACGGGGGTAAACATAGGATACGATGTGGTCTTCTTCCCAGGATACCTCGAATTCATTTCCTTCGGTGCCATCTGGTAAATTTTGATCTAACTTTAATATTTGTGTTCTAATAATTGTTTCTTTTTCTGCAATGACCGACTGATAAAATTTTTGAATGGGATCATTTTTGAAACGAGGAAATGACAGCAGTATTACCTTGCCAAAATCTGGGAATCGTGAATCAACTGAAGCCCTATACATATCATATATAGCATCAGCTGTTTTGGCTTGATCATGACCACTTGTATTTTCAGTTGCAAAGCCAGAAATTTCATCTAGGATTACAACAAGAACGTTGTATCCCTCCCAAGCTTCTCTTTCTGAGTGCCCAGAGTGAACTGTGATTGATTTATCAAATTTAATTTCTGACGCCTTGTCGGTATATTTACCAGCAAACCAAGGAGAAACTTCTATTCTCATTTTAAATCCTTTAAAGAAAACATTACTTGCCTGTTGAGCATTTATTGCAATATTTAAAATATCAATAGCATCTCTTGGAGGTTTGCCATAGTAGGCTGCTGGATCTTTAAGGCATAAAAGTAGATAAACTATGTAAGCAACTGCAATAGTAGATGAGTAATCTTTCCCAGAACCCTTACCTAATTGTGCAATAACTTCTACGCAGGTTTGCTTAAACATTTGTTTGCCTAAGTCTTCTCCATAAAGTTTTATTAAAGTAGACTCTTTATATATTTGAGAGCTTCTAGCAATTAAAGTATATTGATTTTCTGATAGCGGTGGGAGTCCTAAATAGTCTGGGCTTGTAACAAAAGTCTGTAGGTCTACTGGACGCTCTTCAAATTCATCTCCATCTAAGATCTCTATAAACTCAGAAAAATCAAGTGACATTTTTAAATCCTTTTGGTACCTTAATAAGTCTAAATAGATTATCGGAGTGTGAGTATCTAAAATCACTTTTTACTTCTTGAACTTGATGCTTGCAATGCTCGTCTGAGCTATGTATTAATAAATCACCAGCTTTTGGAGCATAAGTTATATTTTGATTAGAGTAATGTATTTCTCCTCCTTCAAAATCATTAAAGTAAATTATTAAACCAGCAATGTTATTTTTTGCTAAATCAAAATCTTCTCCTTCTTTTAAATTTTTATTTGCTTCTCTTACATTTAAAAATTCAAAGTTATCTGAATGATGTGTTCCTATTAATCCACGCTTCATTCTAGTTGGAGCAGCAGAATTATTTAAATATACGTCGTTATCTAAAATAGACTCTATTCTTTTATTTATTTCTTTTAGTGTAGGAATCTGCCGAAAAGATATTTCATAGCCTTGACCTATGGGGTTAAGTATTTCTTGCCATTCATCTTCTGGTATTAAAGAAATAAAATCAAGTACTGTCTGACATTCTTCTGGGCTTACAAAATTAGAGTAAACATATATGTCTTCTCCCAGAATGACCGCTTCTTTTGAATTAAGCATCCGCAGCCTCTTGAGAAATTATTATTGGCTCTACTATGCCAGTTATCTGTGAAAGCCTTTTAGCAACTTCTATCTTACAATGATTACAGCTTGATGTAACTTCTTTTAATATTCCAACAAGCATCTCTTGCTTTCTTTCATTTTCTAATATTTGAGATGCCATCTCATTGTTTTCAAGCACACCAACCGCCTGTAACATTCCAATTCTTTTTGCCTCTATATCTGCAATTAGCTTTAGGGTGCCAGACTTTACGTTGAGCTGTCCTTGAGTGTCTGCATCTTCTACAGTTTTCCAGGCCTCTTTAATGAGCATATCGTAGTGCTGATCAGCTCCCATAAGAGCTTCTCTGGCACGGTCCCTAACATTTGTATCGTTATGAACTACGGCCTTCCACTCATCAATATATCCCAAAACATCTTTTCTTGTCATACCAGTTATTGTGGCAATCTGAGTAGCAGAGCTTCCTTTTAATAATTCGGAAACAACCTTATTCATTTTATCAAAATGTACTGATGGCTCTATTTCTGTCATTAAATTATTATACTTCTAGTCAACTAAAAAGTCAATCAGCGTTTAACTTTTAGCTTAAATTTATCCACATATCTTTGTATAGTCATATGAGAAACAGAGCATTCGTTTGCTATTTCAACTATTGTTTTTTTCTGAATTATATACCTGTTGTGCAGCCAATCTTTATTTTGATATAACTTCATCTTTTTGTAAGCACCTGATTAGAGTAATGAGCTATTCCAAAAGCATCTGCTACGTCAAAGTCTTCCAAAGATATTGAATATTTTTTATTAAAGTAATCCGCAGTCCTTTGCTTTCTCATATTCCTTAGCTGGTTTTTATACCATGAGTCTGCGTATCCTGGATTTGCTATTCTTATCGCCGCCTTTTCTTCTTTGCTTGGGTTTTTGTTTCCTATATACGCTTGCCATGCAGTTGGGGATATAGTTATAACTTCAGCTCCAGTAGACATAAGTTCTGCGATAACAACGCCATAAACATAAGATAGTTTAATTACAGCATCTGCTGATCTAACAAGGACTGCTCCTTCTACTACTATGTAATCTGCTTTAAGTTCATCTAACATCGCAGATGTTTTTACCTTAGCGTCATATATTTTTTCATAAATATTGTTTCCAACTATATTAAATTTACCCCATTTTAGTGGTACATCATTTTCCATTAAGCAAAAAGCAACAGAATTTGTAGATGCGTCTATACCCAGCACCCTGCTAGCTTTTGTTTTTATAAGGCTAGCCAATGTCATCTATTATCCCCATCAGATCTTTTTTAAACTTAGAGTCCTTAGTTTTTATACATCTAGCGCAATAAGCCTGATCATTATACCTACTTAAAAGACTACTGCATCCTTTGCATTTTCTAGGAGCCCCATTTTTAATTGCTTTTTTCTCATAATACTTTTCCATAATCCTTTTATTAGTTGAAACTCTACAGCATTCATCTGAACAATATTTTTGATTATGTGTTTTGGCAATAAAATCTTTACCGCATTCTGAATTTAAGCACACCATTATTTTACGACCTTCATTAGATCTATTGTTATGTCTCCAGGATCTGATCCCTTTGCCCAGCATTCTTTTTTAACAGGGCAATAAGTGCAAGGTAGCTTATACTTAGTTGCATTTTCTGGTCTAGTTGGGAGAGAACCATTTTGAAAGTTATCCCAAACTTCCCTCATCCATTGAAAAGCATCTTCAATAATCTCTTTATTTTTATCATTCATGGAAATTGGAATAATTAATATTTCTTGGGTATTTTTATTTTCATAAAGGAAGAATCCCTCTTTAGCATTCTTTAGTTTCATGTATGTAAGAAGCTGTAGCATATGGTTAGGAGAAGACTTCATTTCCGCCTGCCTAGTATCCCAAACCTCCTGCTTGGCTGTCTTAATTTCTCCAATTACAGTCTCGCCATCATACTCCATAATCAAGTCTATAAAGCCACGAATTGGAGGATAGTCATTAATTATCTCTTCTTCTTCTGCTCTCCATTCAGGCATAGTCTTAATTAGGTTTTGTAATCTTTCATGTGCCTGCGTTCCCTGTGCCATATTGGCCACAGCAACTGCGTCATTATCATCAATAAAAACCGCACCAGTAAATGCCATGTACCAGTACCTTGGGCAAGTTCCGTGACCGTAGCCTAGTGAGCTTGGACTAAAAGATTTTTTAGTTGTATCGCCATCTGGACGCTTAGTATTTCTGTAAGACTCATCAAGTAGTTGTGCAAATTTTTCTGGGTCAAAGAAGTTTCCAGTATGCTTTTTAAACTTTAAGTTCTTTACAATATCTCTAGCCATTTATGAGTTGTACCTAACGACATATTTAAGTGCATCTACAAGCTTGTCTATGGACTCCTTCACTGAATAGTAAATGTTTTTCTTGTTATTGTTTTCTGTACCAGCCTTGTCTTTAGCAATTGTTGAATATACTGAAGCAAGGACAGCAAACTTAGTTGACATAGCCTGTAGTTCCATTATCAGATGAGGTGCTTTTGCAGATGGAACGTCTGGGTTCATTAAAAGCTTTACCACAATTGCTAATGCTTTGTCCAAGTGTTCGTCCTTCATAAATTCATGCAGGTCATTAAACTCAGTGATATCACTAATTAGCTGTAGAGTATTTTTATCTTCCATCTTCAACATCCTTTTCATAGTTTACGTGCAGCTTTATTTTGTTTACTTCGTGTTTCCCTATTACTTTCCCAGTATGATCTATACCTTTTTTATACATCCTTGGGCGTATTCCTTTTGCATTCAATCCCTTTAAATAAGTTATATACTCCACATCATCATGAATTCTGTTGAAAGGAAGAGGCTTGTGCTTTATATTAATCTCAGAATCTTGGATAGAACCCAATGAGATAGGAAGTATACACGCTATGTATGTCCCAGCTGGTATGAAATATTCTTTATTTGGTGTGTCTAATTTCCACACAACAGAAAATGTTCCAGTAAAAACAGAGGTAGATAAGACGGTGCTTAAAACTTGCGCTCCTTCTATTGATTGATTTGGAACTGGCATAGTTAGAACGCTAGTATTTTCGTCAGTTCTAAGAATTAAATTAGTAACAAAGCTTACGGTTCCCTCTCCTCTTCCAACCCAAATATGCTCTGAACCAACAACTCCGACTGCTCCGTTTGCCCTGGAACCATCCCAAATAAATGATACGTCCTCATCAAAATATATACCATACCCTAATGTGTTGGCCATTCCAATTGGGTCGCAATTATAAGTATTGTCATGCATCCAATCACGTTGCATTTCTAGCGGCCTTATTTTTGCTGAAGGAGCATCTGCATTATCTATATATGCGTCTATTTTATACATGGTTGTTCTCCCAAAATTCTATTAGATCTTCTAAAACTGCCCACTCTATTATACCAAGCCTTACCTTGCTTTCTTTTCCTATAATTATTTTTAAAGCTGGATGCATGTCTCTATTAACCTTAAATGTGTCTGTGCATATTTTAGCCCAAACATCTTTATTTAAAGTAAATGTTGAACCAGCTTCTTTATAATCAACCAAGAACTGATTCCACTGAGCATCTCCTTTTTGATAATCTCCTCTTCCAGAATTTTTTTGAGCCTTTGCTCCGTCCCTTTTTACTTCTGCTCTTTCAGACATTGTTAGGCTCTTCTCCAACAACAATTTCATCTGTGTTTATTTTTATTATTTGTAGGTCTTGCCCTACATAATCAGATTCCGACATATCAAGGTTGTCATCTTTGTATACTACGTATTTGCTTTTCCAAGGTATGTTTTCGTCAGAGACATAGTCTAAAAATGTTCTTGCAAAATATCTATCCGCATCAAAATATTTCTTGACCCCGTGATAAAAAGGCTCAGTAGATGGCATTATGACTGCATCACCTACCATAGGCTTATACCTATAGCTTTTTTTAGAAACATCATCGTACACGCATATGTCACCGCCAGAATAATTACTATTTAAATAAAAATTAATTGTTGCGACATGTCTTCTCATCTTAATTTCATTTGGTATTGGCAACTCATCAATGTGGTATTCCATCATAAGCTTACCTTCTGGCCTTACAAGCTTTTGCTGCTTGCTATTTTCATATTTAAAATAGTCTATATAGATTTTGTCCTCTATAGAATTTAGTTTGTCCCAATCTAAAATAAAATCTGGCCAGATTCCATTTTCCTTAAAGTCATCAAAATAATCTTTATTAATGAAATTAGTTATGTCATAAATTTCTTTTAAATATTTTTTTTCTTTAATTGATAAATCACTTCCTGAATTTAAATCGACTTCGCTATCAAAGCGCATGCCTTTTCTTATGCCTTGCTGGTACCAATCTCTCCATGGATCTAGTATTGATTCAGGGCTATCTTCTTCAAGAAGATCGATGAGCTCTTGACTAAACTTAAATATGTTTTTATACACGACTATTTGTGGTGCAATAACTATTTTTTCTACATTGCTATATGACATCTTATCCTACCTTATGTATTGTCTCATGCCCCTGGGAGCATGTCCAAGTCATTATTAAATTTTCAGGATCCCAAAATCCACCATCAACATCTATGTCACATTTTGAGCAAGGCTTTATCCCTGGTAGATCTTCAAGCAATGACTCTTTCTTTTCTTGATCTTTTTTATTTAAAAATTCATTAAGATTTGGCATTTATTTCTCCAATTAAAGCGCCAGCAATTTCTGGGTTTTCTCTAAGATATGCAACAGCCTTAGCCCTTCCCTGAAAACGCTCACCATTAATTGTATACCATGCTCCGCCTTTTTCTACTAGACCATACATTTCTGCAACGTCTAAAGTCTCTCCTATGCGATCAACTCCTAATGTTTCTCCTTGGTAATAGAAGTCGTATTGTCCTGAAAGATTAGGGGGGCCGAGCTTGTTGTAATCAATAATCCAATTGACTGGCCTGCCAACTCTCTGTTCAATGATTTTGTCACCAACCGCAACACCCGCTTTAATAGCATTAGCTTCAGCTTCCGAAGACCATAGCTTAATGACTGTGGAAGAGAAGAACTTAACTGCCATTCCTCCTGTCGGAATGTGGGAGGCATGCATAGATCCAAACTGATTTCTTTGCTGTGAGATGAGAACCAATAATGTGTTTTTGTTTGCATAGTTTAACATTTTGACTGCATGAGTCATATCCTTTGCTTCTGCTCCGATTTGCTTAGTGTCTTGCAAATCTTTCATTTCATTTCCATCTTTTTCAAAGTAAATTCCTGGCAGTAATGCCGATATTGAATCTACAACTATTACATCTACGCCTGCTTCCATTAGCTTAACGCCAACGTCTACCATGTCGTTAACTGTTTTTGCTTGTGAATAAATAAGAGAAGATGAATCTACTCCAAGCTGCTCTGCCCATTTTTGATCGTAGGATGCCTCTGCATCAATCCAAGCGCATGTTTTGCCTTCTTGTTGTGCTAAAGCTATCATCTGGAGACAGAAAGAAGATTTACCAGCAGACTTATTACCCCATACAAGCACTTGCCTGCCGTACCCTAGACCGCCTTTAAGCGCTACGTTTAGACCAATGCTTGGCGTCAACTGCTTATGTACCTCTACATTTTGTGCCGACTGAACTCTTGCACGGGTCTTTGGGTCTAGCTTTGCCATTATATCTTCTAATGAAATAGTCATCTGTAATCTTTCTTCTCTCTAATAGTATAGCATTAAAATAAAGCTTTGTGAATCCTTTTAATCTTTTATTTTTAACTTAAAAGTAAATGACTGATTAGTCTCGTCGTAATCAACTTGCAACTCTTTGTCTTCATTTTCTGCATTGACTACTGTCATTATTGGAATAGATATCTCTCCTAGTGTTTCAAGGGCAGCAACGAGAATTCTTGAAACATTTAGCTGTGCAAAAACATCCTCAATTTTTGTCTCTGTCATTTTATTTCCTTTACGTTTAATGTCCCATCATCTAGTTTTGATAGAACTACCTTACATTTCATACCCTCACGCATTTTTGCTAAAGTCATCTTGTACATTGTTGGAAATGCAATTGCTCTAGTCAAAACTTTGTTCCTGTCAGAAAGAACTATGTGGCTCATTGTTTTTCCAGCCTTTGTTGTGTATGGGGTAAAATTAACTACAATATATTCATCCTCTTCTAAGTCATATTCTTTTCTATATAAATAGTCTACAAACATGTCGTTAGAAGATGGGTCAATATCTGACACCTTAATATACCTAGCGATTCTATTGTCTCCAACTAAAATAAAATACATCTGCCCAACTTCAATTTGAGTTTGTTCATTATGGAATAGGCCAATAGATCCTGTTTCATCTACAATTTCTACTCTTGCCCATCCACTACCACGCTTGATCCCCTTTACCATTCCAAACATTACAAATGATCCAAGGTCGTCAAACTCTTCGATAGGTCTAGCCTGAGCTTTTACTCTTGGAGGAATTCCCTCTAAGTTAAATGTAGGTATGCCTAGATACTCATAGTAGTTATCTTTTTCATTTCCGCTTCGTAAGTTATCTTTAAAGGCAGCAGCACCAATGGCATTTAATGAGCTTATTGCTCTACTATTTATACCGCTTCCCTTTGTAGAAGCAACTGAAACAAAGTGGTGGTAATCTTTGTATGGACGACTATCAACAATTTTGTTTGCTATGTTGTCAGAAATAAATTTAATTTCAGCAAGACCAAATCTAATGGCATCTTTTTGCAAAGAAAAATAAAGATCAGATTCGTTAATATGGGGCAACAAAACCTTAAGGCCGAGTCTCTTAGACTCGATTAAGTATTCTGTCCTAGCATCTTTATCGTTTTCATTTTTAAGAATTGAAAACATGAATTCAAGCGGGTAATAAAACTTAAGCCAAGCAGTATAGTAGCTAAGCATAGAGTAAGCAACAGCATGGGAGCGGTTAAAAGAATAACCAGCATGAGCTTCAAAATCATGCCAAAGCGCCTCTGCTTTTTTCTTAGTAATGTGCTCTGAAGCCCCAGTAACAAACCTATCTTTGAACTGGTCAAACTCTTTTGCATCTTTCTTCTTTCCAATAATCTTGCGGACCTTATCAGCCTCTGCCCAAGTCATTCCACCTAAGTGTACGCATGCCTGCATAACTTGCTCTTGATATATAATAACACCATAAGTATTCTCGGTAAAAGGTTTCATGATTGTATGCATATAATCTACTGCTTCATTGCCTTGCTTACGCTTGATATAGGCAGCCCCTACAGTATTCATGGCACCTGGCCTTACTAGTGCATTAGATGCAACTAGATCTTCAAACTTGTCTGTTCCCATCTTAATAAGAAGGTTAGTGTATGGCGTTGCTTCAGCTTGGAATACTCCCTTAGTAAAGCCTTCGCTAAGCATCTTGTAAACTTCTGGATCATCAAGAGTTAAATCAGACAGCACTATATCCTTGCCAGTTCTAGATTTTATTGATTTAAGTGTATCTGAAATAACGGATAGAGTTTTTAGTCCCAACGCATCTAGCTTGATGAGACCAATATCTGCAACAGTATCCATATCATAGGCAACTACAGGAATTCTTCCTGAAACTTTATCCTGTGCATCTTCTCTTGATTCAACGGGAGCAAACTTTCTAAGGTCATCTTTAGCTACAACAACTCCAGCTGCATGCACTCCAACAGATCTAATTCTTCCACGCAATCTGTCTGCAAGCCAAACAACTTCTGGGTACTTGGCTCTAAACTCTTTTGTGTTTGGTGAAGAAACAAAGTCTTCAAAGGTGTCAATTGATTTCATTGCACGATTAACTTCTTGCAGTGGAACCATAAAAATTCGTGCTGCATCTCGGATTACACCTTTATCTTTAAAATAAGTGTAAGTTGAAATAGAGGCAACGTGTTTAAATTTTTTCTTAAGGTATTCCTTTACCTCTTTACGACGACGATCTTCAAAGTCTGTATCGATATCTGGAAAGTCGTTGCGCTCTGGGTTAATAAATCTAAAAAACAAAAGGTCGTATTTAATTGGATCTACATCAGTGATGCCTAATGCATAACAAACTAAAGAACCTGCGGCAGAGCCACGACCTGGACCAACACGGATATCATTTGTTTTGGCCCAATCAATCATGTCTGCAATCACTAAAAAGTACGATGCAAAACTTTTAGAAGCAATAACCGAAAGCTCTTCTTCTACTCTGTCGATATAAGTCTGATTGTTTGAGAATCCAAGTCTATCTATTCCAGCATACGCCATCTCACGAAGCTTGTCATCCGCATCTGTTTTTGGAACTGGAAGCAAATCTAGGCCTTGTGCAAAATCGTATTCCTCAATCTTGTCTGCAATCTCCATTGTGTTTTCATATATGTCTGTGCGAGAAATTCCAGCAGTATTAAAGTCTGCCTCAATTTCTTCTCTAGACTGTATAAAAAGGTTGTAATCCTGAAAAGAAATTCTACGGTCTGGGTATAGATAGTTAAATCTTTCCATCATGTCTTTAATGTTGCGAGACATTTCAAAGTCTGATTCCTTATCAATCTTTGGGGATGTCGAAAGGATAAGTAGCGCTTCTTCTAACACTCTATCTTCTTCTTTGGCAAAGTGAGCATCTCCTGTTGCCACCGCCTTAATTTTTAATTCATCTGCCAACTCTAAAAGCTTGGCGTTTATTTCTGGCGGGTTGTGAGATTGAACCTCAATATAAAAATCTTCATTAAAAGTTTGTTTAAAATCTTTGAGTACAAGTTTTGCTTCTGAGAATTCTCCACGCTCAATAGCCTTACTAATAAGGCCGTTGAGGCATCCAGACAAAACAATAACACCTTCAGCATATTCTTTTAGAACCTCTCTGTCAATACGTGGCTTATGATAAAATCCTTCATTCCAAGCGAGCTCCTGAAGTATATTAATATTCTCCAACCCCTTTTTATTTTTCGCTAGCAAAATAATATGGTTATAGGCTTGAATAGATTTATCTGTCTTGGAAGATCTATCAAATCTATCGGTTGGAGAAATGTACGCCTCAACACCAAGAATCGGCTTAATGCCAAGTTCCTTTGCGGCAATCTGCATATCTCTGTGTGACGAGAGAGTACCATGGTCTGTGATTGCAATCGCAGTTTGTCCAGCATCTAACGCTGCTTGACATAATTCTTTAGGTGAATTTAGTCCATCCATTAATGAATAATAGGAGTGAACATGTAGGTGTGTAAAACTCATTAGTATCCGCCTGTGCATTCATTTCTAGTATGATAAAGTCTAATCTTTGTCAATGTTTTTTTATTTGGTGCGTAAAGATCTTCTTTGCAACAACCACATTTCATATGCCATTCTTTAGCAAAGAAATCGTAGGTAGCGCCTACATAATTTTTGTACTTGTTATATACAAAAGTTTCAAACGGGTCTGGTATTTCGTAAGAAATCATATTGCTATTTTACTAAATAATGCAGGGGCAGTCAATAGACTGCCCCTGACAATAAATAGTTACCAGACTAGGCTGCTGTCTGAATCTGAAGCAGACGAAGACTCTTGACTTCCGCCTTCTCCGTTAAAGAACGCTTCTTGCTCAGTGTATGGCAAGTCGCGGATTGCAGTTGTTTCTAGATCATACAACTCAAGTGCTGAAGAGTCGAATGGTGTTTCATCCTTAGCTAAAGGGATGATCGTGTAGCTTGTGTCTGTCTTAGTTCCAGTGCGCTTAATGCGCCACATAAGATTTGTAATTGAGCCCATTTCTCCAGCGTACTCAATTAGAGTTGGAGTAATAGTCTTTCCACTTGAACCCTGAGAAAGAATAGCTACGTAAGGCTCTTCTTTTCCGTCATCGATTAAAACATTCATGTAAAGTCGTGAACGACCCTTCCATCCCGCCTTATAATCTTTGCGGTGTTGTTCGCAACCGTAACACTTGCCTTGATCTTCCATTGAGCAAAGTGCCTTGCGCTTGTAATCTTTAGGGTTAGTATGCTCTACGGCAATAAATCCCAAACCTTTTGACTCGTCATATGTAGGTGAGTCTGGGTCAAGCTCTTGCAAGAAACGAACCTTTACGCTCTCTGCATCTTCTAGCTTTGCCCAACGTGCCTTTGTTCCATCGCTTTCGCTATACGAAGGCTTATCCATTACTTGATTTAATCCTTTTAATCCTTTTACAATACCCACTTGTATCCTCTTTTCTTATAGTTGATGGTATAGATCCATCTGTCTGTTTAGTATATCATATCCAAGAACGATATTCAATATCTGATACTGAATTTTTTACGCATGCTTTTATTTCTTCTTCAGTTAAATCACCAGCATCTTTGGCTTTATTTGGATAAATTTCTTTATACCCAAATGAGGCCCAAGAAATATCTTTATTGCGTAACTTAGATGAGATAGACCTGCCTAGTTCTCTTCCAGCTTCATCTGCATCTGTCATTATAATTATCTTGTTAAAGTATCTATTTAACAAAGACTGCTGTTCATTTGAGAGAAATCCTCCTAGCGTAGCAACAACGTTAGGAAATCCAGCCTGATGAATTCTTATTGCATCAAAATTAGATTCACATACTATTACCTGCTGGCCAATTTTTTTAGCCCTATGAATATTAAAAAGTGTTTTGCTCTTTGGCAAGTTGGTACTATTTTTAAAAGTCTTTCCCTCAATAGATCTTCCAACTATACCAATAGGGATTGCATCTGGGCTATGAACAGGAGTGACTACCATATTCATTGATGAAGAATATCCAAGATTAAAATGTTTCATAGAGTCTATGTTAATTCCTCTAGACTCAAGGTAGCTTCTAGCAATAGAACTGGATCCGAGATCTGAGTGAAGTCTATCTAGTGTCTCTTGAGAAAATTCTTGAAACACTGGCTTGTCAGAAAGTATATCTTCCATCATCTCGTCAAAATTATTAAGTGCTTCTGTTTCTTTATTTGCAATTAACCTTAGTGATTGAAAATCATTCTTGTGCATAGTTCTTTTAATTAATTCAATTAGTGTTCCAGTTTCTCCGCATGCTGGATTAAAGCAAATAAATGCACCAGATGTTTGACTTACGCTAAAACTAGATGTATGTCTATTGGAATGAAATGGGCAGTAGCATAGAAAGTCATTCCCTGTCTCACCAACAATGTTCAATCCAATTTCTTTTAGGATTGATTTGATATGACTTGGGGCATATTCCGTGGTATCAATTTGCTTTGAGTTATACCCTCTGATTGCCATGCCTTCCTCTTTCCTACATATACGCCATGGAGTGTCATTAGGAACTTCCATGTTTCACCAGTAAATTCAATTGAAAATGCTGGGTCTATATCTAAAACTCTTACGTAACCTTTGCCCCGCATGTCCTGTATAAGAAGATTTTCATATTGTGGTTTTAGACTTATTAGTTGTGCGTTGTCATAAAACTCAACTTCAATCTGAAATCTTTTAATTCTTTTGTGCGTCATTTTCAAATGGGTTTTCGTAAATCTCCTTAACGATACCTCTATTGATATCCCAGTCTAAAAATACTCCAAAGTCGTGTCCGTGTCTATTTTTTCTAGATACAACCTCGATCATATCAGTGCCCTTGTACTTATGAATAGCCATAGCCATATCAGCATCGTATTCAATTGCTTTTGACCATGCCACTTGACTCATCATTGGCGGATTGTCTTGATCTGTAATATCATCTGCAGTTGCAGCAGTAATATCAATGATAGGAATATTGTTTCTAACCGCCAAGTTTTTAAACTCACGAGAGATATTCATATTACGCTCAGTAGGAGCTTTTGAATTATTATTATCTGTAAACAACTGGTGGTAATCCAAAATAACAATGTCTGGCTTATGCTGATCAATCTTTGCCTGAATAGCATTAGGAGTTACATTACCAGAGCCTTCATTGGAAACTAGAATAAACTTATTCTTGTCCGCAAACTTTTTATTTGACCAACTTCTAAAGTCATCAATATTAATATCTCCCTTTGCAAAGTCACTGGCTTTAAATAAACCAGAACCAAGCATAGTATAAATTCTGTCACGCATATTCTCTGGTGTCATTTCAAGGGAAACGATCATGGGCTTAAATCCTTGTTCCCAGGCCTTACAGGCTAGATAAGAGGTGAACCATGTCTTACCCCTTCCTGGCCAGCCAATAGCGACTATAAGGTGCCCTGGAGCCATTCCAGTGGGGTATGCAAGGTCGATTGACTGGAAGCCAGTCTTAATACCTGGAGATCCACCCATCTCGGCTGTACGGACCTTAAGGGCCTCTAAATGCTTAATTGCGTTATCAGCATCTGTCACATCTAGGTCACGAACATTATTAGTATACTTATTTAAACTAGCTAATTGAGACTGAAGCTCTCCAATGACTCTAGAGGCAGCATCTTCTTTTAGCATAGACCCGCCACGAATTAAAATACTCTTTAGTCTACTTGATAAGAACTCATTCTTTAGATTATCCAAGTAGTACGCAGTTTCTGCTGTTACATTTAAGTCTGGCTCGAAGTCCTTAAACTTTTCCTGCAGGATACCAACCTCTGGAATGCCTTTAAACTTATTATAGTATGACTTAAGGCCTTCCCAAACATCTCCGTGTGAAGTAAATAGCTCATCTACATTTTCAGCCATAACAACGCTGATGTCTTTATTCTTACAGATAGCAGAAATTAATGTTGCTTCGGTATTCATAGTCCGCCTTCCTCCACCATCTTCTTGGTATTCTCTCTCAATAAACGACGTGTCTCGATATCTTTTTGCAATTCAATTCTGGTCTGTTCCATTTTGTCAAAGTTGTAGTAGAAGAACTGAAGTGGATGACCAAACTTTTCTAAAGAAAAATAATAGTTCATTAAATCTATTGCCTTATCCATTCCAACGCTATCAATAACATCTTGCATTGCCCACTTTTCTCTAAACTTATTTATGGTTGCAGGCTTCTTATACTTTTCAGTATAAAGGTTTTGGTAAAGACTCATCAGAACATATGGCTCTTTATTATTTGCCATTCTTAAGCTCTTCTTCTACCTCAGCAGTTTTTTGAATTAGCTTTCCTTCAACAAATGCGTAGACTCTTTCTGTGGCAGCATCGACTGTCTCTCCCTGCCTAACATCATCTTCAACCCCTACGCCAATTTTAATGCTCTCGTAGTTACCTAGATTTCTGGTAAAAGAAAGATCCACTTTGACTCTTGTTGTCATTTGCTGTGCTCCTTAATGTGTCTATTCAATGTAAAGTGTGCAAAACCAGATCTTACCTCTATGTCTTTTTTACATATAGGACAAAAAATAGTTCTGTTGCTTGCCATTAATCCGCCTTCCAAACTGGTACGAACCCGCTACTTGTCTTAGTATACAATACAAAGCTGTGTTTGAGAAGAGCCAATAATTCTGCCTTTGATGGCATATTATTAGAATGGCCAGAATCTAAAATATATTGATGTAAATCTAATATATCTTCTTCGCTAAACATATACTTAGACCAGCCTTCTTTAGAAAGGCTTCCTATTGGATATATTTTTTGAGGAGTCTTAATCTTTTCCTCTAATATATAATCCTGTATTGTTACTCTATGCTTATTTAACATTTCTGCAACTTGTACAACGCTGTATGCATTGCCCATATGTTTATTAACTTCTGAATAAGGATACAAAACTCTTTTTGCATCTGGATAGCACCAAGCAATTACTTGGTCTTTGGCTCTTGATGAGCTAATGACCTTATGTATTTTCCCGTTTAAGAAGAAATACCGTATCGTTTTAATTGATCTTCCTCTATCTTTTCCAGCCATTTGCCCAACTTGTTTGTATTTTTATTCATCATCCAGCGCTTGCCGCACATGATGCAAAACAATTCCATATGTAGCTTCTGAGAAAACACTCTATCTACAAATACTCTTCCATTACATTTATTACAGGTTATCATACTTGAAAGAACTTTCCATCCACAACGCATGAGTAATCTGGTGAAACATGGATCATTTGAATATGAGGATAATCATTTACGATGTGTGCTACCGCAAACCCCTTTTGCCAATCGTGATGTTGAGTGTACTTCATTCCTGGACCCTTTTCATCACACATGTGACCAATTTCATATCCACGAAGAGTTTCTCCTGCACCATTATTTCTTAACTCATATGTAACCATATGTGAAGCAATTCTGTGTGAGTGACCTCTAATCAAAGAGATCTGCATATCTTCCATGTCTTTTCTTGCAGACCCAGTTGCCGCAATTGAGAGTCCGTGGTGTACATGTATGTCTCCAAAGCGGCGCTTAGGAAGCTCATCATAATAAATGTATTCATACCCAAGTGAGTCTAAAGACCACAATGCTTCGGGTGTTACTTCGTTAATATAATCTGGAAGCTTGGCATCAACATAATTAAAGATGCGTATATCGTGATTGCCTAAAGCAGAAAATAACTGAGCGTTAGGTAGCATCTCTCTTGTCTTAGCATAAAAATCTCTGGCTCCTTTTGCTTCATGGCGCATCATAGGAACAATTAAATCTCTACTGTCATTTTTATGAAGCTGCATAAACTCTGCTGAACGACCTTCTGTATACTTGCTATAACATGCTTGATCATCTGTGTCACCAAGGTAGTCAACGACGTCTGGCTTAAACCACTTCATTACTTTAAACCAAAGCTCGATCATCTTGTCATCTTGATAAGGGAACTGCTGGTCCGAAGACAGCATCCACTTTAAATCGTTTGTCATTATTTACCTTAATGCTATTAGGCCATGAGTGTTCATGGCCTATACGCTACATTGAATTGTAGCATTATGATTTATATTGTCAATAGAGTTTAGCTAGGACACCGCAACCCATTGAACGTAGATTTCACCATTTGCTGTTGCACCAACAGGTAGCATTTGGATTGTAAATTCTGTCGCACTGGCTGTTGTTACAACTGGCAAGTACTTATGCTTTAAAAAGTTGGCAGAACTTGCTTGCCAAAGTGTAAGCATAACATTAGGCCTTGCTGCAAAAGTTTTTGTAAAAGTAACTGTCTTTTTGCCAGTTCCAGCAGTATTGCATGGGACCTTTAATCTACCAGACTCAATTACTTGGCCAGATACTGGATTTGCTCCTCCATCTGATCCGCCTGCACCAGATGTAGTACTATTTGCCATAGTATTGATAATATTAATATTGGCAACAATGCTAGCCAGTAACTCTGATGTAATAGGGTCGCCTGGATTCACCTGCATTGGTTTTAATTGCTCTGCCATTTACTTCTCCTCAGACTCCGTATTTTTTTGTGCTTCTTGAAGCTGCGTTATTTCTGCACGAAGAATTGCAATATGTGTCTCGTATTGTGAGACAAGCTCTCCAATACGTTGCTGTAATGCTGCTATAACTAATTCTGCCTTATCCATTATATCTCCTTGATAGATTTACAGTATACCATTATGATTCAAGTGCGTCAATCCTTGAAGAAAGTGTGTCTATTTTATCTGACATCTCCTGTATAGCCAAAACTAGGGAAGCGGTTAATCTATCATATGCTATGCCGTCTGGTTGATTTTCTTCATTATAATTAACAACTGTTCTAAGTTGTGGTATTTCATGAAGATCTTCAGCAATAAGACCAGAAAGAGTTCTTGGTCCTCCATTATATCCAGTATCTCCAATATAATTGTATGTTACTGGCTTTAATGAATTTATTATACCTAAGTACCCGTCCTTACCTATTTCCTGTATATTCTCCTTATACCTTAAACTAGAGGTTTGAACTCTTAAAAACCCTGCGTCTTGAACTATAGAGTTTCCAGAGCCAGTTCCTAAAGTATTTGCAAAAATTCTACCATTAGAAAAAATTCTTGTAGTGTTTTCTCCTAAATCTATATATGAGTCTGCTGCTACTCCATAATTACCGTTTCCAACCATCAGTCTTCTCCACCTAAAGTTTCCAAGTCCTAGGTCTGCTCCACCATTCCAGTAAGGATAGCAACTAGTAACCCAACCACTTGTAGTTGTACTGACAAAAGCAACGGCATTAATCGCGGTTGAAGTGACTCCTGCACTATCTACAGGACCAGATCTTACATAAGATGTTTTAAATCTTCCAGAGCTTGTATCTGTAGAAATATCAATATCGATACCCTTAATCATTCCAGCAGTTATCTTGTCTGCATTTATAGAGAATGCAGAAATAAAGTCAGAAACTACAGCATTTGCAGAAATTGTTCCTGTGGTTATTTTACCACCATTAATTGTTGTAGTTGTTGTTGTGCTATTGATACTATTTACAATAGCATCTCTGTTAAAGCTTGCTGAAGGAAGGGCTGCGTCAGCTATAGCCTTAGCTGCGTCTGCTGCAGTTTTTGCAGTTGCAGCAGCAGTTGCAGCAGCGTTTGCTGTTGTTGATGCAGATGTTGCAGTGTTTGCAGCATTTGTTGCTGTTGTTTGTGCTGCAGTTACCTGCGCTGTTGTTCCATATCCAACAATACTTGACCCAGCTCCAAATACTGCTCCTACGGCATATAAGGTTCCATCTTTATGAACTCTAAATTTAGCATTAGCGTCTGGCGTATTGTTGCCAGCCCATATTACATAGTCACCAGATGACTTTAAATAAACACTATTAGCTGCAGTTGCACCAACTTGTATCTGGCCCGTGCTGTCTAATATAACATTGTTTTTTGATAACGTGCTGCCGCTAAGACTCCATCCACCAATTGATCCAGCATTAGCTGTTATTGTTCCAGTTGCTGCTGCTATAGTTACTGAGTTGACTCCATTAGCAACCTTAAGTCCTGTTGAGTTTAAGGCAAATCCGTTGCCAGTTAGATTACCAGTGGCGGAATCAATGGTTCCATTATAAATTGATGCACCGCTAGTAGACATAAATATGTTACCGCTAAAGTTTCCGCCCTTTGCGTTTATATCCCCATCTACAGTTAACTTAGAGCCATCCCACAAAAGATAGTTGGAAGTTGGTCCGCCAACTTTAAATAAAGCAGATTGGTTAGAGTCTATGTGCCAATAGTTACTTGCATTAAATGCTAGTCCTCGTTTGCCAGTCTCTATTCCATATCCAAATTTAAATGCAGTTGAATCTGCATCAGTAGGATTTGCCTTTGCCCTAAAAAAACCAGTAACATCTACTGTGCTTGCAATATAAGGAGTTCCTCCTACAGTAACATTTGATCCAGCAACATAACTAGACGATGTGTTATTGTATTCATCATATGTTGCAATGGCTATTTCATAAGTTAGTCCAGCCCCTAGTCCTGCAAGCCTGTAAGAAGTTCCAGTTCCAGGAGAGTCTGCATATGAATAACTTGAAGCAGGAGTTGTTATTGGCCTAAATCTTATTCGATAACCACGAATTCCACCGCCAGTAATTGCTGGCCATGAGATGTTTGCGTACCCGTTAAATCCTACAATTCCAGTGGTGTCTAGTCCGCCAGATGTATTTACGGAAGATACATTATCTGGACCAGTAATATCAACAACAATTGGATCTGTTGCTTTAAATGGACCAGAGACTACACTCTTCTTGTGATAATCTTGATCTCTTGTGTCTACACGTATCCATCTGTTTGCTGTATTTG